GGCTCATAACCTGAAGGCCGCAGGTTCAAATCCTGCCCCCGCAACCAAATCTCTCAAATATGTCAGATACTTAGAACCCGACGTAAATCGTCGGGTTTTAGGCATTTCGGTTTACATCAACGCCACATCAACACGACACCAGAAAAACCGCAACGGCGCGCATAAGCCCGCATTGGCAGGCATCACCGGGCTTCGCCGTTCGATACGTCCGTTTCTGACGTGCGCGTACTGCATCCTCTCTTCATCAACGGAGAGAGAAGATGACCACGGAAAAACATCTCGCACTCGAACTCGTCGCGGTCCTCGCCGATCGCTTCGGCCCCGGCAGCAAGGTGGCCAAGGAGGTGCCGGGCTGGATCGAATACCTGACCGACGTCGAATGCCCGGAACGGCCGCGAACCCGGCCAGGGGCGGCCTGGTGGGGGAGAGTACGCGGTCTTCTGGAGGAGCTGCGTGGCGGTGATGATCCACGCGAGGAAAACCTCGTCCGGATCAACGCGGCGCGCCTCGGGCAGCACTTCGGCCTGACCGACGTGGAGGCGCGGATCCTCGAGTTCTTCGCCAGCTATCGCAGCTTCGACATGTTCGAGCATGTGGTCGACCGGGCACTCCAGACGCAGGACGTGACGCTGCCGTTCCTGATCGCCCAGTTCGCCGGTGCCGATCACACTGCCGTCCGTGCGGCGCTTCGGCCAGATGGTCGGCTGCGGACTTCGGGGCTCTTGCAGAACGACGGGCGCAACTGGTCGCGCCAGTCGATCCCCTACACGGTATCGGATCGCCTCGCCGGTGCGCTGATGGCCGACTTCGGCAACATCGAAGAACTCGTCGCGCTCCTGTTCCCGCCCGCACCGCCGCCCGAAGCGGAATGGGGCGACTTCACGGGGCTGGGCGACAGTGCAGCCATCATGCGCAAGCTCCTGCAGAAGGCCCTCGCCGAGGGTACGCGCGGGGTGAACATCCTGCTCTACGGGCCGCCGGGGACGGGCAAGACCGAATTCTGCAAGGTTCTGGCCCGTGAACTTGGCGCCAGCCTGCGCGCGGTCGGCGAGGCGGACGACAGCGGCGAAGAACCGTCGCGGGGCGAGCGACTGGCCGAACTGGGCATCGCGGGTCGGATGCTGGCGTCGAGGCGTGACACCGTCCTGCTGCTGGATGAAATGGAAGATTTGTTTGGAGGTCGGCCCGTTCTTCCCTTCTTCCGGCCGGAGCGGACGTCGAAAGTCTTTGCCAACCGGCTCCTGGAAACCAATCCGGTCCCGACCCTCTGGACGACCAATTCGATCGAGACCTGCGATCCGGCCTTTCTGCGCAGGATGGCCTTCTCGGCCGAGATGCGCCCGCCCGCAGGGCCAATCCGCAAACGGATCTGGCAGCGCCTGGCGGATCGGCATGTGGCAATCGAAGATGCCGCGGCGATCACGTCGCTCGCGGAATCCCACAATCAGCCACCGGCGCTGGTGGCAGACGCGATGCGGGTCGCGCGGGCCTGCGGCGGCGGGATCGACACCTTCGAGCAGGTTCTCGGGGCGTCGGCCAAGGTGACCAATGGCGGTGTCGCGCCGCCGCCCCGCCACCACTCCGAGGTGCCGTGGGTTCCGACGCTGGCCAACACCGATACCAGCCTGACCCTGCTGGAAGCGCGACTGGCCGCCACCCCCAAACCGCTGCGGCTGTCCTTCTGCCTCGACGGTCCGGCCGGAACGGGCAAGAGCGCCTGGGCCCGCCACCTCGCGCGGCAACTGGGCCTGCCGGTCATCGAGAAGCGGGCCTCGGACCTGCTGTCGATGTGGGTCGGCGGCACCGAGCAGGCGATTGCCCGCGCCTTCGCGGATGCCCGGGCCGAGGGGGCGCTGCTGATCTTCGACGAGGCCGACAGCCTGCTTGCCGACCGGCGCAATGCTGTCCGTCAGTGGGAGGTGAGCCAGGTCAACGAGATGCTGACCTGGATGGAGAGCCATCCGCTCCCCTTAGTCTGCACCACCAACCTGGCGGAACACCTCGACCCGGCAACGCAGCGGCGCTTCACCTTCCGCATCCGGTTCGACTGGCTGCGCCCGGATCAGTTACCGCTTGCCTGGGCCGCGCACTTCGCGGCGCCGGTCCCGGCAGAGGTCGCGGCGCTGGACCGGCTGGCCCCGGGCGACTTCGCCAATGTCGCCCGCCGGATCCGCGCCCTTGGTAAGGAAGACACGACGACCATCCTCGCCGAACTGCGGCGCGAGTCCGCGGCGAAGGAAGGCGCTGCCCGGCCCATCGGCTTCGGCCGTTGACAGGGCGCGACCGCAACGGCCAAAGTCGGAGCCAGAGGCAAATGAGGCATCATGCGCTATTCCCGTCAGGAAGATCTGCTGCGGCTGGCCGTGATGATGCAGGGCTCGGCCGAAGGTGTCTCGATTGCCGACATCGAACAGACCTTCGGCGTGTCCCGGCGCACGGCCGAGCGGATGCGCGATGCCGTGCTGCGCGCCTTCCCCCAGCTCGAGGAGCGTCCGGGCGAGAACGGCCAGAAATACTGGCGCTTTCCAGCTGGCACGCTGGGAAAGATGGTGGAACCCACCATCGACGAACTGACGGCCGGGCACCGGGCCGCTAGCATCGCACGGCGCGAGGGCGACCTCGACACCGCCGAAACGCTGGAACGGCTGCTGTCCAAGGTGCAGGCGATGTTCCGCGAGGACCGCCGCCGTCGCGTCGCTGCCGACCTCGAGGCGCAGCTGATGGCCGATGGCGTCGCCTTCCGCCCCGGTCCTCGCGAACGCATTGACCCCGACATCCTGCGCAAGCTGCGCGAGGCGATTCTTGCCGGGGCGATGATCTCGGCCGACCACCGCGCCCGTGCTTCGGGCAAGCTGTCGCGCGACACCCGGCTTGGCCCGATCGCCATGCTGTTCGGTGAGGGTCGGCAATACCTGCTGGCTTGGAGCGAATACCAAGACGACCTGCGCCTGTTTGCCTTGGCCGGCTTTGAGCGCATCGCGTTGGAGGATGACATCTATGAGCGCCCCGAGGGCTTCGACCTGCAGGACTGGCTGGCCGAAAGCTTCGGCATCTGGCGCGAAGAGCCGCAGGACGTGGAATGGCGCTTTCTGCCCGAAGTCGCGGACGAGGCGGCGACCTATGTCTTTCATCCGAAGCAGGAAACGGAGCGGCTGCCCAACGGCTCGCTGGTGGTGCGGTTCCGGGCTGGCGGGCGGCAGGAAATGGAATGGTATGTGGCCAGATGGGGGGAGAATGTGGAAGTCGTATCAAAAGGAAACCTGAATGATATGTGACCGGAAATCTCAAGGCATGACGGGGGTGGGTAATGTTTCATGCGATAAACGCAAGAAAAGCTAGGCTCGATCGGGTGATAGACGGCGTTGGAAAGCAGCCGCGCGAGGATTTGATAACCTCGGCGCTGTTTGGCACGATCCAGTTTCTTTCCGCACCTGCGCAGAAGTTGGCACTGAAGGCACTGATCGGTCAGGAATTGCGTGGTGACGCAGAAATCTTTCTCTGGCCGTATCTGAGGCACCCGGAAGAAAATGCAGAGCCGGATGTGGTCCTGAGAATTCGCACTGATGATGGCCCTGCCTATTGGATCGTGGAGGTGAAGTGGGGCGCACCTCTCGGTGATGAGCAAGTCGGTCGTGAAGTCCGGACACTTCGTGATGGCGAATGTCTCCGCGGCGGCCTGCCCGCTGAAAATCGGAACGTGATTGGCTATACTCTGCTCGGAGCGGAGATGAAGCATACGGAAGCCATGCAGGTAGCCGAGGGAGAGTTTTCCAAACTGACATTCCATAGCCTGACATGGCCAGCGGTAACAGAGCGGCTGCGCCGTCTGTCCACCGAAAAAAATGACGATCCCGGATTGATTTCGTGGACCAGAACGGCTGAAGATTTTCTCAGGGGCACTCCGAAGGGAAGTGTGCTGGGATCATGGCCTCCTGATATCATGATGCCGCCGGCCGCAAGTTTTACTTTCGCAGCAGGCAGGCAGTTTGATCCCGGAAATGCGGTCGGATCAGTACCTGCAGCGCAATTCAATTTTACCGAGAGGCACAAATGACCACTGACGAAGCCATCTGGCAATCTGCCCAGAATCTGTTGAGATCTTCTGAAAACCTCGACAAGCTCTGCGAGGCATTCAGTGTGATCGAATGCGACGAGAAGAAACTTGTTATAGAGCATTCTGATGAAGGTTCTCAGGATAGTGGATGGATATATCCGGTCTGGGAGGCTTATTACAAAGTCAGGCAGGCACCAAACGGGAAAAAGAAGGATGTCGGTTGGATAACTCTGGCCATCCAGCTTACCTGCGACGTTGGCGTTGAGGGCGACTGGCAACACGGAAAACGCGCCAAGGTTCTTGCGGCGTATGCGCCGTCCAGAGATTTTGAGGACGCATGGGGGTTTGATAGCGAAGGCCCCAACTCGTCAGGCTATATCGAGGAGTGCGTCACCGACGAGTATCGCTGGCTTCACTCAGACGAGGTAAGCTGGCTTTTCGCAGTTCCCCTTGATGCCCTGATCAGCACGGATGATGTGGAAAAATATATTACCACGCCGATGCGGCGACTTGTGGAAGGCGAAAACCCTGTTGAGGTGCTTGGAGCGATTCGCGAAAAGCTGTGTCTGCCGCCGCGCCCCTAAGCTATCGTCGCCGGATCGGGACATCGCGCCCGGTCCGGCAGACGACAGCCTGATCTGTGTCCGGTTTCGCGATTTGATTTCTGGTTCCAATTTCTTCGCCCCTCGCAGCCCTTTTTGCTGCTAACATAGGTCGATCATTCTGCGACCGTCTCCACACCCTCAGCCATCTGATGCAAACGAGACGGAGGCAGCATCAATGCCTCCAACTCTGCCTGATCCGGGGTGACCGGCGCAAAATCCCACTGATCAACGCCGACATTCACCTGACCCTCGGCACCGCGCCAGCGGGTGTGGACATGACCGAAAAGCTGGATCGCTCCGGCCCGCGCGCCGTTCCAGGTGACCAGCGGATAGTGGCACAGGACAAAGCGGCGCTCTCCGATGCCTATCTCGACCAGATCGTGAACCGATGCCCATGGCAGCGCGCGAACCAGCCAGTCGGGATCGTGATTGCCGCGCACCAGATGTTTCCGCCCCGGCAGCGCGGCAAAACCCGCCTGCGCGGCCATGCGTCCGGCGTCGGACTCGCAGGCGGCGAAGTCTCCGATGATCCACAGGTCGTCATCGGGTCCAACCACGCCCGCACGAGCAATCATCGCGGCGTCCATCGCCTCAACCGAGGCAAAGGGCCGGTCGAAGAAGCGCCGCACCGGGTCATCCGCGAAATGGGTGTCGGCAGTGAAGAAATGGGCCATGCGTTCTCCTTGGGGCAGGGCGGGGTGGCGTAGGTACGGTAACCTGCATCGGGGGCGTTGCCATGCCAAGATGAGGTCGTAATGCACCCGTTTCCTGCGCCAAGGAGGTTATGGCGCTTTGAGCGTGCAGGAAACCGCATAGGCCCCGTTCTCCTGATGTGCACAATTGTGCTCATCTCGCCGTGGGACAGACCGGAGCTTGCCGTGCGATGATCCCTGCGCAGCGAATCCCTGCCGCTTTTTGAAACTGTGAATCCGTGAACCGGGCCGGGCATGGTGCTGCGGTCGAGGCGTCTGGTGCTTCCCGCATGGCAATGCCCGGCCCGGTATTCACCTGCAGGCCCGCGCCTGATCGCGCAGGACGGCGTAATCGCTCATCATCCGCACCAGCACGGCTTCTTCCGGCATCGCCTCGACCTCGACCGCAGCGCGGGTCTGCTCGGCGGTGCTGTATTCCACCACCGGCGGGCAAGGGGCACTGTCAGAACCTGCCGTCGCGCAGCCGCTCAGCCAGAGCATCGCGATCAGGGGGGCGGCGGCTGGCGGCATCGAGCATCTGGCGGTGGATGGCATGGTTTCTCTCTCTGGCTTCAAGGCGTTCGGCGGCGCGCCCGGCACGCTCCCCGGCGCGGCGCAGATTCAGCAGGAACAGCAGGGTCGTCGCCGCTCCGAGGATCAGGCCCAGCGCCTTGCGCGCCGGGCCGCGGGTGAAGAGCCAGCCGATCATCTCTGGCCCCGCTTCCAGTCGTCGAGCCGGGCGTGGATGGTGACCGCGATGCCGATCAGCGCGATGGCGATCAGCACCCAGCGCAGCGTGTCGAGGTAGGGCACCAGCGGCTGGATGGTGGACTGGGTCTCGGCGAGAACGTCCTGCAGTACCTCGACCCCAGCTGCGCCGACCGTGGCGGCACCGGCCGCCCCGCCGCCACGTAGCGTGCGGCTTGCCGACAGCACTTCGCGCGCCAGTGGCAGTTCAGGTGCAAAAGGCACCGGCCGCGCCGGGAACGGATCGCCCCACGAACGAGCGGGCCCAAGGTCGATGTGCATGAAGCCGGAGCGGGGATAATACCCGAACCCCAGGAAGCCAACCGCCCGCGCTGCTACCTCGAAGGCTGCGGGATCATGGTTCGCCATGGCGATGTCGAAGGCCGTTCCCTGCATGTGCTTCGAGGCAGGGGCCCCGCCGACGGCGCGGTTGTGTTCGGGGCTGCGATAGGCAGAGCGGACGATCAGCGGCTTGCCCAACCGGTCGCGCAGGGCCTGCAGCTTGTCCATGGCTTCGGTGTTGATCTTGATCGCGCCGGTGCCGCGGCAGGCAATCTCGGCGGCAGAGAAATTCGGCCAGCGCCAGGCGTGTGTGGGCACATCGCGCCAATGGGGGTAGGTCAGGGTCGGCATGGTGGATCCTCCAGATGAAAAAACCCGCCTCTGGGGCGGGGGATGTGGTCGTCGTGGTATGGTCGCCAGGCGGTCAGTCGGATCGGCCGCGCTGGAAGGCGTCGAAGAGCATGTCCCGCATCGAGCGGATGTCGGTCTCTATCCGGTCGAGGCGGTCGCCATCGACCTTGCGATCCTCGCTGCGCTGCTTGTCAGTCCGGTCGCGTTCGGTGATGAGTTCGCGATCAAGACGATCCAGCAGGGCCTCGTTGGTGAAAGCCTTGCGCGTGATCGCCGCGATCAGGGCCATGGTGCCGCCGATCAGGGCGGTCAGCGCGGCGGTGATCCCGTGGTCCCGAAAGGCCCGCGCGACCTCCCCGGCGAGAGTGGTCTGGTCGTTCATGGTGGTCCTTTCATTGCCGCGAGGCGCGGTCGGTCAGAAATCCGTCTCGACATAGACCCCAGCGCAGTCGTAAGCGACTGCGGCGGCCGTGGCGCCGGTACTCAGGAACAGCCGCGGCGACAGGAATTGCGTCGCGGCGGGCAGGTCGGTGGTGATCTCCTGCTCGAAGATCGCGCCTGAGACCTCGTCGACGACGCGCACCCAGACCGAACTGCCATTCGGCGGGGTGGCGATGAAGAGCGTCAGCACGCCGCCTGTGGCGATGGCGAAGCTCGCGCCCATGTCGGTCAGGGTCGGAGCCCCGGTGCCGTCGTTTGCGACCAGCTGCCAGCGGGTGTGGGTGCCGCGCTGAAAGCCGATGCCGATACAGTTGACGACGGCGGCCAGCGTCAGCGTGATGGCGAGTGCTGCGGTTGATCCATAGAGCCCGAAGAACCCCATGCCTGTCGCCTGCAGCGTCGTCAGCGAGATACGCGTCACGAAGGTCCAGCCGCCGAGGCCCGCCGCATTGCCGCGCCAGCAAGCCCAGCCAGCGGATCGCTGATCGGAGACCGAGTCCGCGATCGCCGCCGATGTCAGACGCCAGCGGCGCATCGAGGCGGCGAGGTTCGTGACGGCCAGCGTGGGATGCGAGACCGTGCCGACCGAGGTGACGGGCAGGCCTTCGCTGGTGATCGTCGTGCCGGTGGAGGGCGCCCAGTTGGCGATCCGGTTCACCCCGAAATGCGGCTGCAGGGGGAAGTCCCGCCCCGAGGGGCGCATCACGTCGATCCACGGCGCCCCGGCGCGGTTGCGGGCGTAGACGGCGGCCTTCCCTGCGGGCGGCGGGGTCGGCGCAGCGCTCAGCCCCGGCAGAACTGTCGGCTGCGGCAGTTCCACCTGGCCGCTGGTGCGATCGATCCGGATCGCGTCGAAGAAGGCCGAGCCATCCGGGCTGACCTTGAAGCTGAAATCGTCATTGCCAAGGAGACCGATCAGCGCCCGAGCCGAAAACCCGGTCTTGAAGGCAAAGGCAGCGTCATTGCCTGCGGCGGCTTTGTTCACCGTCGCCTCGATCCCCGCGCCAGCGTTGTTCAGCAGCACTGCGGGCGTGTTGACCGACAGCCGGTTGTAGCTGTCGGCCGTCGCCCCGCCGAGGCCCAGAAGCTGCGCGGTCAGGTTCGCCTGCGGCATGCCGACCTGCGTCACGGCATTGGCGAAGGTGACCGAGGGGGTGTTGATGACGGTCGTGCCGCCCGCCCCGGCGGTCGCCGAGCCGATGTTCACGACCGTCGTTGATCCGGACGCGCCGCCCGTGCCGAGGTTCACGGTCTTGGTCACGCCCGTGGTCGTGGCGCCGGTGCCCATCCCGTAGGTGGCGGTCGTCGTGGCCGTCCCGATGCTGGCCGACCCCGCCGACACCGTCACGGTTCCGGATGCTGTCAGCGTGCCAGAGAAGGTCTTGTTGCCGGTGAATGTCTGGGTGCCTGCGAGGATCGCCAGTTCGGAAGACGTGTTCGGCAGGGTGAAACTGCGCGTCGTCCCGGCGCTGATCCCTGCCAGCGAGAAGGTCGCCTTCTTCGTCGGATCTGCGTCGTTCACCAGGCTGAAGACCGCGTCCGACACATCGCGGGGCTCGCCCACCACATCCCAGGCGCTGCCGGTCCAGACGAGGAACAGGCCCTCGGCCGCGACCCAAGTGAGCCAGCCGATGCGCGGCACCAGCCGGATCCACGCGCCGTCCACCCAGAAGGCGATGTTCAGATCCCATCCGGCCCAGAGGCCGGTCGCGCCCGAAGCGACCAGATGCCGGTTTCCGTCGGCCGGGCTGGCAGGCGGGGCCGTCCGTGTGCGATCGAGGACGGAGAGCTGCACCATGGCATCGAGCAGGCGCAGAGCCTCGTTGTGGGTGACATGCTTCTGGGCTTGGGCGGCCAGAAGATACGGCAGGCCCAGATGAGTCGTGGTATCGGACATGGGAAATCCCGTCAGAACTGGAGGGTCACGGACGCGGGCGTGCCGCGGCCGAGGCGGCTCGAGAGCTGGTAGATGCGGATCGCCAGCGTCTGGCCGGGCCCGAGCGGCGCGCCCCAATCGGAAGTCTGCTGCGCGGCGGTGTAGAGGACGGAGGGCGTGCTGCTGGTCAGCGTGCGCTTGATCGCAGCGCCGTCGAGGATTTGCACATCGTAGGACTCAACGTCTTCGTCCAGCGGCACCTCGACCTGTTCCCAGGCATCGGCGACCAGCGCGCGGGAGCGCCGCGTCCAGCGGATGGTCAGATCGCTTGGGGCGCGCGCGACCCGCCACGGCTGTTCGAGATGGACCGGGTAGAAGGGCACAAGACCCCGCCCGGTCGGGGTGAAGCCCAGCGCAGCATAGCTGTCATCCGTGACAGAACGCGCGGCTGGACCCACACGCCAGTTCCAAGGCAAGCCAAGGTCAGCCTCGGCGATGGGCAGGGAGGCTAGTGTCGTGTCCAGCACCACGACCCGCGCCCCGGCCGGTGTCGGATTGCCCATGGCATGTTCCGTTCCGCGCTGGCCGCGTAGGAGGCGGGACAGGCGATAGCGGCCGGGTGCGACCAGTTCTGCCTGACCCACTTGCACGATCTCCCATTGGCCAGCCGTACTCTCGACCGCCAGCGCATTGACCCCGCCGAACAGCGCAACATCCGTCACGCTCTCCAGCGTTCCCGACAGGAGATCGACGACCAGCGCGTTGCCCAGATCGAAGCGCGAGGTTGGGCCGGGAAAGAAGTCGAAGGCCAGCGTGCCGATCCGGGCCCGACTGCCGAAGGTGGTCAGCAGGTTGAAACCATCCGTTGAGGCGCTGCGGAAGACCGCGATCTCGCCGGGCCAGGGGCTGGCATGCGCGGCAATCAGGGGGCGATGCGCAGGCTGGTCCTCAGAGATCTGCGGGAGGTCCAGCATCACCACATCCGGCGTGCCGAAGACGACGGGGCTGGCGAGCGAGGCCGGTCGGGGATCGCCGGGCGGCAGGTCGTAGGCGGCCCGATCCTGGCGGACGGCTTCGATCCCGCGCGCCTCGGCATCGGCGACGGAGACGAGGCGGAATTCCACCTCACGGCCATCATGCGCCAGCCGGATCACGTCGGCTGGATCGAGGGCCAGTCGCGAGGGTGGCAGGCGGAAGGTGGCGCTTTCCCGGCCGATCCAGGCTTCCATCAGCGCACGGCGGCAGCGGCGTTCGGCTTCCTCGGGCGGGATTGCCATGGGGAAGGACTCGGAAGCGATGCGCGTCGTATCGACCGTGATGCGGCGGGCCTCGACGAGGGCGGCGTCATAGTCCTCATCCGCCCGCGCCACCTGCCACTTCAGGGCCTGCGGCAGTTCGGTCTCCTGGCCGCGGGTCAGCTCGAAAGCCTCGCCCTCGCGGCTGGCGACGAGATCATCCACCGTGAGGGTCAGGCTGGACGCCCGCCCGCGCATGACGAAGCGGATCATGCCCTCCGTCTCGATGGCGTCGAAGCCGAAGTGGCGGGCCAGCGTGGAAATCGATGCGCGGGGGCTTTCCAGCGCGCCGATCACATAACCCTCGACTGCACCCCAGAGGCCGCTGACGTCGATTAACGCCTCATTGAGCCCGGCGCGCAGGCAAAGATGGCGCACGAGCGCGGCCAATGACACCGCGCCGAGCCTGCCCGTCAGCCAGTGACCTAGCCGCCAGTTCGGACCATCCGTCCAGATCCCGGTCAGTTCGGGAAAGAACGGATAGGGTCGGGCATCCCAGGTCCAAGCGGCGCATTCGGGGACATGCACCATCCGGCCGCCGTAAATGGCCGAAACCGGATTATTGGCTGGGGCGTCCCACCAGAGGTAGCTCGCCTCGAGATAGGCGCGCTGGATCGCATCGTCGCGCCAGCCGCGGGAGAAGTGAGGCGTGAAGCTCTCGGACGACTTCGGGTCGAAGAAGACGTTCGGCTGGTTGGTGCCCCGGTCTATGGCGGGGCACCCCAGTTCGGTGAACCAGACAGGCTTGGATTGCGGCACCCATGCCGTCGGCGTGCCGCTCTCCACCCCGCCCGGCCGGTTGAAATGCGGGTTTGACCACCAGGCCCGCAGATCCTTGTAGCGGAACACCCAGGGCTTGCCCGCGGCTCCATCGGTGATGGGCGTCCGGATCTGCGCCGACCGGTCGGCCGCGCTGGCATAGAACCAGTCGAAGCCCTCGCCGCCTGCGATGTTGGCCTGCAGGTAGCCGCGATCATGGATCGCAGGCCAACCTTGTAGGGCATCGGCATGGTCGAAGCCATCCCGCCAGTCGGAGAGCGGCATGTAGTTGTCGATGCCGATGAAATCGATGTTGGCATCGGACCAGAGCGGGTCGAGGTGGAAATAGACATCGCCGCTGCCGTCCCCCGGTTGGTGGCCGAAATACTCGGACCAGTCGGACGCATAGCCGACCTTGGTGCCCGGCCCGAGGATGGCCTTCACATCCGCCGCCAGCGCCTTGAAGGCGGTGACGGCCGGATAGGCGCTGGCGTTCGACCGGATCGTCGTCAGTCCACGCATCTCGGTCCCGATCAGGAAGGCATCGACCCCGCCCGCGACCGCGCAGAGATGGGCATAGTGCAGGATCATGCGGCGCAGGCCCCAGTCGCTGGACGGGCCGGTCCAGCTGACCGTGTCGCCAGAGATCGCGAACTGTGCCGGGGTGGCCGCGCCGAAGAAGGCCGAGATCTGCGTCGCCGCTGCGGCATTCTTGTCGACGGTCCCTGCGAATCCTGCCGCCGGGGAGCAGGTGATCCGGCCGCGCCAGGGGAAGCTGGGCTGGCCGGGCGCCGCGGCATTCGCGCTGTAGGGGTTCGGCAGCGTGTTGCCGGGCGGCACGTCCATCAGCAGGAAGGGATAGAAGGTCACCCGCAGCCCGCGCGCCTTAATCTCGCGGATCGCCTGCACCACCGCGAAATCTGCAGGCGTGCCGCCATACACCGGTCGGTCCTCGGCATCGCGGCTGACGAGATGGGCTGCAGCGCGGGAAACCCCGTTGACCGTCCAGACCTTGGGGCTGGTGACTTTCGCCGCCACCTCCACGCCTGGCTTGATCGTGCAGTTGCCCGCGCGCAGGTCGTTGCCGAACCAGGCGACGACAAGGCTGACGCTCTCGACGGCCGGGGCCATGGCCTGCAGGCGGTCCAGCGCCACGACGATGTCGGCTTCATCCGGCAACGCGTTCAGGTTCTCGGCCGAGGTGGTGCCGCCGGTCGTCTGGCCGAACACCGTGGCCGTGGCACCCACGGTCTTGCGCACGGCTTCGGTCGCATAGGTGAACTCGCCCGAGGCGGGGATCATTGTCACCGCCTTCACCAGCCCCTCGGCGGTGTCGGGATCCGCGAGCGGCCGGAAGACCTCGAAGCTGAGCTGCGGCAGACGGTTGCCGTATGTGGCGAGCGGCAATTCCTCGAAGATCACATAGGCCGTGCCGCGATAGGCCGGGGTGTTCGCCGCTTCCATCTTCGCCGCGATGAACGGATCGGCCGCTTGCGCCTCGTTCCCCGGATACCAGCGCCAGGTGATCCCGGTCATGTCGAGCGGCTTGCCGTCGGCCCAGATGCGCCCCATGCCGGTGATCGGGCCTTCACAAAAGGCGACTGCGAAGCTGGCGTAGTAGAGGTATTCCGTCGTCTGGACCCGGCCGCCGCCACTGCCCTTGCCGCCGCCCTGCGTGGTGGTTTTCGTCTCCTCGCGGAAATCCGTGGCCCAGATGATGTTGCCGCCAATGCGCATGCGCCCGTAGAGGCGCGGGATGATCGCGCCTTCCGTGGCCGAGGTGATCCGCAGGCTGTCGAGGCGCTGGCCCTCGATCTTCTGAGCAGGCGCCAGCGAGGACACGATCCAGCTGTCGACCACCGACCCGATGGTCGATCCGATGAAGCCGCCGATGGCTGCGCCAGAGAAGCCGAGGATCGCGCCCCCGAAGGCCCCGCCGATGGCGGAACCGACAGCGCCGAGGACTAAGGTGGCCATGGGAAAATCTCAGCGTGCAGGGAATTTGAAAGCGAAGGCGATGCGGCGTCGCCAGGTGGGTGTTAGCGGTTCCTCGATCACGCCGAGGCGTTCATAGGCGTGAAGGAAGGTGTCAGGACCGGTCAGGATGCCGACATGCTTGGCGATGGCGCGCGGCACCATCCGGAACAGGACCAGCGCACCGGGGCCTGCCGATTGCACCGGAACCTCCGGCATCATCTCCCTCGCCCCATCGGCCAGCACCTCGCGCGGCCCGGTTTCGCCCCAATCCCGGCTGTAGGGCGGTATCGGGAACGGCTCTGGCCCGACCACCTCGCGCCAGACGCCGCGCGCGAGGCCGAGGCAATCGCAGCCGACCCCGCGCAGGCTGGCCTGGTCGTGGTAGGGCGTGCCAAGCCACGACCGCGCGACGGCGATGACGCGGGCCGGATCGGCGGCCGGGACGGGCACGATCACAGCACCGCCCCCTCATGGCCGCCGTCTTTCGTCGCGTAGCGCAGGACCGCGTCCTGGCCCGGGATGTGGGGGAAGCCCCGGAAGTTGGCGACATTGGCGAACTTCGTCCCGCAGGTCGCGATACGCTTGTCGCAGCCCGCCCGGATCACGAAGGCATCCGTCGCCGTGATCGGACGCACCGGCGCTTCCAGCAGGGTCAGGATCGCCACGCCATCGACGAGGTCATGCGACAGCACCTCGACCCGCCGCCCGGCATTCGCGCCGGTCGACCATTCCACCAGCCCGAAGGCAAACCAGCCTGCCGAGAAGGTGCCAAGGCCGGAAGCGGTGAAGGCCCGATCCCGCAGTACGTCGATCACCGCGCCGCTTCTCTTGTAGACCGGGGCCTCGAGGTTTACGCCGCAGCGCGCATCGCCCAGCGCGGCGTCGCAACTCGCCTGAAACGTCCGCCCGACCGTCTGGCCAAGGATGTGCGCCAGCGACCGCACCTCGGCCACGAAGGCCAGCCGCCCGCGTCGGATCTGGCCGATGGCCCCTCGGCGCAGCAGCACGCGCTGCGCCGGGCTGGCCCAGTTCACCCGCCAGACCTCGACAACTGCGGCGTCCCAGCGTCCGTCGAGGATGTCCGTCTCGGTGATCCGGTCCGACGACAGCACGCCTTGCGCGTCCTGCGCGTCGACCGACAGGTCGGATCCCGACCGGACCTCTGACGCGGTCAGCCCGCTTTCCGGTTCGAACTCGGTGCCGTCGAACGACAGCGTTCGGTCGTGGTCGGTGAAGCCGAAGGTCACACCATCGGCGCGGGTGATGCGCCAGCACCACGCGAGCGTTGTCGTGCCGTCCTCGAGATGGGCCTGCAGCGCCGGGTTCAGGGATTTCATGTGCGGATTTCCAGAAGCGGGATGGAAGTGATCGAGCCGAGGCGTTCGAGGTCGAGCGTGACGTCGAGGGCGTCGGTGTCGAAGCGGACGGGGACGTCGAATTCGAAGCCTGCGGTGATGGACATGCCAGCGGCGGGCGCCGTGGTGAAGGTGATGAGACCGGTGGTCGTGGAAACCGACCAGCCGGAAGCCTGGGACGTGCCGTTCAAGGCGATGGTCACCGTTCCGGCGACGGGCTTGGTGATGGCCCGCGTCCAGGACTGCGCGCCCGAGGTGTAGCGTTTGGCCAGCTGGAACTGCGTGGCCGACCCGTTGCCAGTGCCGATGGTTTGATCGGTTGAGGCGGGCGTCTGTGACGGCAGGCAGGACTTGAAGTCGGCCCAGTCCTTGAAGCGGAAGCCGTGGAGGCGGCCATTCCTTGCCTCGAAAAAGGCGACGACCGCCGCCAGATCGTCGGCGCGGCGGATGCCGTAGGCGACGTCATAGCGGCGGCGGCTGTTGGCCCAGCTGGCGTTGCGCTCCTCGGCGCCGCTCGTCAATTCGACGATCTGTGTGCGCCGTTCGGGACCGCCACGCGCGCCCCGGCTGATGTTGTCCGGAAACCGGACCTCGTGAAATGCCATGGCGGTTCCTCACATGCCGCGGCGGCCGAGCGACACGGCGCGGGCGATGTCGCTGGCGACCTGCGTTCGCGACTGGCGGAAACTCTCGGCGTCGCGGGCGTTGATCGTGACATTGACCGTCGAGGCGCTGGCTTGGCCGTACCCTGCCGCCTCGCGCCGGGAAAGGACCCGCTCGCCCCGCTGCAGGATCGCGGGCACCTCGTCGGGCCGCAGACCGGCCCACCCCCCGCTGTGCATGCGCGGCGCGCCCGCGAAGGCCAAGGCAGGGACCATGCGGCCGGGACCAGGGGCGCCGACCATGCCGCCCGCATGCAGGATGTTTGCGAAGATCCCGCCCGCGCCGCCCAGCGCGCCGGAAAGGGCATTGGCGATGGGGCCGAGGATGAACCGCCGCGCCGCCAGCTTTGCGAGATCGGCAATCATCGAGGTGACCAGGTCGCGGAAGTCGAGCTTGCCGGTCTTCACGAAGTCACCGATGGCGTTCTCGGCGCTCTGGAAGGCGCCCACCAGCGCGCTGCCGATATCCCCACCGATGTCGCGCGCCTTGGCGGCATAGTCGGCGAGCGCGGCGGTGACTGCTTGCCAGCCAGTGAGGGCGGTGTCCGTGCCTTGCGCCGCAGCCGCCCCGGCGTCACGCGCGGCGCCGCCCGCGCCATCGGCCGCGGTGGCGGTGTCGTTCAGCCCGGAAGTCAGGGCATCGGCAGAAGCGGCGGCATCCGACAGAGCGGTTTCGGCTTCGGCCCCCGTGCCGGTCACGGCATCCTTCAGCGCCTGCCAGCTGGCGAGCGGCCGACCGGCAGCGTCAGCCAGCATTCCGGCCGCTTCGCGATAGCCATCTGCCCGGGCGCGGGCGTCGTCGGCCATGGTCCCGAGGCCGAGATCGGGCGGTTCGAGATAGCTGCGTGCCAGCGCGGCGGAGAAGGCATCCGCGGCGGCGGCACCGGCTGCGGTCGCGGCTCCCTCGAACGGATTGCCGATACGCCCCAGTTCCACAGGGTCGAGGATGCCGATCCTCACGCCGCCTTCGCCCGTGGCCCATTCGGGCAACAGCGCGAGGGCCGCGTTCAGGGTCTCGATGAAGCTGTTGATGCGCGTGACGACGCCGTTCAGCATCGCCTCGACGCCTGAGATCAGCCCATTCGCTGCCTGGAAGGCGAAGTCGCCGATAGCACCGGGCAGACTGCCCCAGATGGCGACGGCAGCGTCGTAGGCCCCCTGGAAGATCGCCGCCGTCCGGTCGCCGAAGCTGACGACGCCTGCAATGGTGCCTTCCAGCGCCGATAGTCCCGCCGCCTTCAGTCCCTCCCATCCGGCCGCCATCCGCGCGAGGGCCGCGTCCAAGGACAGGCCGATGCGCGACCAGACTTCGCGGGCCAGATCGCCGAGGAGGCGAAACGCCTCCCCTACGCCGCCGACCCGGGCGACAAGCTGCGAGAACTGATAGACCAGCTCGCCCGCCCCGACGATCAACGCCCCGATCCCGGTGCGGATCAGGGCGCCGCGGAGGAACACCAAGGTGGTGGCCAAGCCGCGCACGGACAGCGCGGCGGCGGCAAGCCCGGCCACCCAGCGCCCGGCCATGACAGCTGCGAAAGTGGCGGCGTAGGAGGCGAGACGGCCGAGGTTGCCGATCAGCGTGTCGATGGCCGAGCGCAGGATCCCGCCATCGGAGGCGAGCGCCACGAAGGCATTGGCCAGCGCCTCGATGGTCGGGGCCACGGCGACGGCGATGCGGTTGCGCAGGCCGTCGAACACGAGGGATACGGTGCCCAGAGCGAGTTGGGTGCGGCGTAGGGCTTCGAGCGCGTCGCTGTCCAGCACCGCGCCAAGGTCCGATGCCTGATCCCCAAGCCGGGCCATCTCGGCCCCGCCGTTGCGCAGTAGCGGCAGCAGGCGCGTGGCGTCCGATGCCATGGCCTCCAGATAGAAGGTCATTTCCTGCTGGCTGAGACCGGCGCGCTCGAGGGTATCGACGTAAAGTTGGAGGGCTTCGGGGCCGGAGAGGCGGGCGAACTGGTCGGCCGTGACGCCCACGCGCGGGGCGACATTTTCGAAGAAGTCCGCCATCGGCCCGCCGCCGGTCTGCAGGAAATCCCCCACCCGGTCGTTCACGTCTTTCAGGATGTCGGCGAGCTTCTCCTGCTCGATCCCGACCGTCCGCGCCCCGGCCGACCAGCGTTGCAGCGCCTCGGGGGTGGCATTGGCGACCTGCGCGAACTGCCGGATCTGCGCCGCGCTCTCGGCGGCGGAGCGGACGATCAGCCCGAGCGAGGCTGTAGCGGCCGCCGCCGCTGCACCCAGGGCAAGCCCCGCCCGGCGTGCAAAGGCGGCCAGCCGCGTGTTCGCCAGTTCCATCTCGCGCGACAGGCGGCCAAACCCGCGTGCTCCGGCCTCGCCGACGCCTTCCAGCTCGGCGCGCACCCGTCGTCCGCCCTCCGCCACAAGGCGGACGGAGACCCTCTTCTCAGCCATTCCGGCGTCCTTCCATCTGCTCGTTGAGTTTGCGCACCATCACCGCCTCGATCTCGGGCAGCAGTTCGGCGGTGATCAGTGCGTTGACGCCCAGCGCCTGTGCCAGCGCGAGGGCCGCCCCCATGTCCCATCCGATGACCGCCCCTGGCGCGATGCGCAGCTGGCCGCCAAGACGCTGGGTGAGGTCCCAGACTTGCCAGCCTTCGACTGTCTGCGGTCGGTTCAGTCTTGCGGGGCAGTCCGGGCAGGGGCCCGTGCAGGCCGCGCAGTAGCCGTCGCCCCCGCCGAAGGACCAGTCGGCAAGGGCGCGGAGGCGTTTTTTTCCTGATCCAGCATCAGGCCACGGGCGACGTATTGCGCCTGGAAGGCCTCGAAGACGGGCCAGATTTCGAGAAGGGCGTCGATCCCGGCCGGGCTGACGGGCACGAGGTTGCCGTCATCGTCGCCGACGCCTTCCCAATCCAGCAGCGCGCGGCGGGCGACGGCCTTGGCCATCGCCAGTGCCATGTCCTCTTGGCTTGACGCCTCCGACAGGCCATCGATGGCCGGATCGGCGCGGGCGGAGACCATCAGCGCGGTGGTGAGCGGCGCCACAAGGACTCGCAGGCCGGGCAGCAAGTCCAGCCATTCGGGCCGGTTCGTGAGGTTCAGGCGGATCATGGTCAGTATCCCGTGACGGTGTTGACGAGGACGGCGGTGCACATGCGGGCGGGGCTGGCGGCGCGGGCGGCCTGCCAGTCGAAGGTCGCCTGGATGCCCTGGGGCCCGGGGATCTCGATCCGCGGGACCGGCAGGTAGACGGCATGGGCGGTGAAGGTGAAACTGGCGTTCGCGCCGAGGCTGTAGGCGAACTCGAGCTCGCAAGGCGTGCCGTCGATGGCTTGGGTTACGAGGGCGCTATCGGCAAACCGCACCTCGATCCGGCCGGTCAGTGCCGCCATGCCGGGGTCGGCGCCCTCGATCTTGCCGTCGTTGCGGATGGTTTCGATCCGGTCGAGGCCATTGGCATAGGTGATCTCGGCCGAGACGACGTTGCCCAGCGCCGTACCGTTGCGCTTCACCACGCCGTTGAAATGGCCGAAGCGTTGCAGGCCCAGCGCGGTGGGCGTCCCTGCCGCGGTGGCGGCTGCGATGGTTTCGCCCTGCGCGATCAGACGGGCGGTGGTGGTCAGCAGGCCCGAGCGGTTCATCTGCCAGGACAACTGGTCCATCACGCAACCAGCATACATCGCGAACCGCGGTACCTCGGGCATGGCGACTTCGATGGCCATCGAGGGCAGCGTCCAGTTCCCCGACTGGAAGGTGTGGGTCTTGGGTGTGGTCCCCGTGGTGGTCGGGGCGCCGAACGCGGCCTTCAGCCAGAAGCCAAAGGCCTCCACATCGATCGGCACCACCACCTCGCCATCGGCGGTGACGGCGTCCTTGATCGGGGCCAAGGGATCGCGGCCATAGCCCAGCAGTTCGGAGTTCAGCAGGGGCTGTTCCGCGCCCAGCGTGGTGCGGGCGAAAGGCATCAGCCGATAGCCGCTGACGGGCGGGGTGCCGTAAACGGTTTCGAACGCAAGCGCCATCTGCGCCCGCGCGCCGTGTGCGCGTGCCATTGGGGTCTCCTTGTGAGTGGGATGTCAGGCCAAGGGGCCGGTGGTGGTGTAGTGCAGGACGACGCTGATCACCGCCGCCTTCAGCGCCGCCGCACCCTCGATGGGCAGGTCGACCGAGGCCGGGGCCTCGGCTTCGACCCAATCGCAAAGGCCGCCGAGCGTCCGGTCTGCTTCCAGCGCCGTGCCGATGGCGGCGATCAGATCGTCAAAGATGCTTGCCCGGCCGTTACCCGCCTGGACGACGACCTCCAGCTCGGCGCGGTGCTGGTAGTGATAGCGCAGCGGCGAAAGCGTTACCTCGGGTTCACTCGGCTGGCCGTCGCGCAGTATGATCAGCCCCGCCGCGGGGATCCGCTCCGGCAGCACCTCGTCACGGAGGGTCAGGGCAGCAAGCGGTTGAAGCCGCGCGTGGAGCGCGGCGAGGACGAGTTCACGGGTGGTGGGCATGACTGGCCTTCAGCTGCCTTCGACATGAAGCCGGTGCAGCGCATTGTTTTCCGCCGCAATCAGTAACGGTCGGTTGGTTTCCTCAGTTCTCGCGACGCGGAACACCTTTTCGTATCCATCAGGCCCCAGTGCCCAGAACACCTTTGGTGGTGTTTCGATCAGGCACATGGCCTTCGGCTCGAAGTTAGACTTGGTCTTGGCCGGAAGCTTGGCGACCGGAGGCGCTCCATTCAGTATATTCTGCAGGTATTGGCAAAGACTGTCTACCTCGGCCGCTCTTGTCTTCACTTCGCACTGGATGCCGATACCGCCATCCGCTTCGCGGATCGTGAGGTCGAAGGGCCAGTGGCGACCCCATTTAAACTGAAGACCGATCCTGTCAGCTTCCCAACCAAACTGCTCGACCATGCGTGCGACAGCGCCGATGGCAATGATTGCCTCAACGGCGGCCGTAACCCGACCTGGGCCTTGCGGATCACTCTTGTTGAGATGCCAATAAACCCTCTCTACGCCGCCATCTTGTCGCGCAATAAAGTCGCCGTTCGGCAATTCCCTAAGATATCCAGCCTCAATTGCCCGAAAGAACCACGCAATATCGAAGTCGGGGATCCGCGAGATATTCGTGCTGTCAAAAACGTACTGCGCGGCGTCTCTGCCCAGGCTTTGCTCCATACGCGCCAGGCGCGGGCCGCCAAGAAATTCCTCGAGTTTTTCTTTCCACACAGTGCACCTGTATTGCGATGGCGACTTTAGTGCTTACTCCTTCACGGAGTTCAATCTCTCAGATCTTGTGAAATTGCGACATCATACTCGTTCTTAGTTGGCTCGCCACCCCGCCACAATCCGCCCCGGAACGCCGTCGATAGCCCGCTCGGCATCCCGCGCCAGATCCAGCCGCTTGCGCAGCTTGACCTGCGGCACCAGGAGGAAGATCGGCACCGTGGTCAGCCCGCGGCCGGTCTTTGCGCGGGACGCCACAGCACGGCCTTTGCTGTTGAGCCTCCCCTCAGCCACCAGCAGGCTGGGCCCGCGGCGGCGGTAGACAAACCGCAGCCCCAGCCCCGTGCGGCGTTCCCATTCGCCGGGGGTGATGCGGCCGCCGCGGGTTGATTTACCTGCGGCCGGGGTAGGGATGGCCAGCCAGAACCCGTTGCGTGACCGGATCAGCGGCCCCGCGTCATGCGCGCCGACGATCACCGGGGCGTTCGACCAGACCAGCGCCGCGGCGTTCAGGCTTTCGCCGCCCTTGGGATAGGTGGCCAGCCGGATCGAGTTGCCGAGCCGGGTGCCAAGGCCCGCGCCGGTGATCTGCCCGCGCCAGGCGGATTTCAGGCCCGCGCCCGCCTCGCGCATGGCGTTGGTAACTGCCATCTCGCCCGCGGCGACTTCTGCCTGCATCATCGCGACGATGTCAGGATCGATGGTGAGCTTCAGTTTCATCGAATCACGCCGGGCGGAGATCGAGGATCCAGATCAGCCGTTCCCGGTCGCGCAGCGGTTCGCCCTGGATGACATGGCTGTCGGCACCGATGACGATCACATCGCCCGGGCGCGGGGCGGGCAGGTCGGCCACGCGGACGTCCACCACCGTCGTGTCGCTGACGAAGCGCCCCGCGCCGAAGTCGGTCACGCGGTCGGGAGCGCGGCGGATGATGCGGATCGGGCGTTCCTCGGATGTGGTGGCCGAGATCCAGAGGGCCGGGGCCGCCATGGAGGCATGGGTGAAGATGCGGTCCATGGCGGCGGCAAAGACGGACACGGGGTGCGTCCGTCAGTTCGACGTGTGCAAGCGGATCGCCAGCCTCGGCCGCTTGTTCACCGGCAGGATCGAGGCCTCGGTCATCAGGTCGATCCAGCGCCCCTTCTCGTCGAGATGCTGGCGGGCGTAGAGCGGCAGGCCGATGGTATTGGCGGTTTCCAAGAGGTTCGCGGGGCCGCCATATGTGGTGAAGGTGTCCATCGTGCCCAAGGGGAAGGCGATGCCTTCGTTCGCGGGGACCAGCCGTTCGGTTGTCTTGGTCGAAAGAGTGACGGTGCCCGAATATTCCTCGAACAGGATCCCGCCGAAGGGGAAGTTCCGCCGCACATCCTCGCGCAGGGGCTGGGCGCCGGTCGAGGCGTAGAACTTGTAAGCCTCCTCGGTCTTTGGATGCGCGATCAGCTTGTCGAAGAACTCGCGGCTGACGAGGGCGTGCACGCTGGTCATGGCCTCGCCCAGAAGGTTGTCTTCGATGGCCCGCAGCACCTCGCGGACCTTGCCCTGCACGTTCGTTCCGGCTGTGCCCAGCACGAAGTCGACGGAGATTTGCGCGAGGCCGAATTCGGTGAAGTAGTTGTAAAGGGTGGTGCCTGCCCCGTCCTTCACGATGCCGCGCAGCGCGTTCATCTCCATGTATTCGCGGGTCTGGGCATGCTTGCGCCGCATAAGCAGCAGCTTGCGGTTCATCACCTCGACGAGGGGATCAGCCGCATCGAACGCGCCCAGCGCAGGCTGGCCTTGGATGTCGGCAGGTAGGACCACGTCGTCATGCGGGATCCACGGCAGGGCGAAGGACCGCATCGAGCGACCCTCGCGCGTGCCGACGGTGGCGGGGCCGCCGAGGGGGACGGAGGGGAGGAGGCTCAGGACGCCCTCGTATTGCTCGATGATGACGGACCGCTGGCTGACCCCTTCGAAGCGGAAGAGGCCGATCTGGGCGAGGCGGGTGTAGAGGTTGGGCAGGATGTTGATGGCCTGCGTCATCTCGGCCAGCGAATAGCCGCCAGCGTCGAAGGGATTGCGGACGATGGTCATTGGAATGCTCCGGGGGAATGAGGGGGATCAGACGCCGTCGCGGGCGACGATGCCGACGGCGGCCAGCTGGGTGATCTTGGCGGCGATCTTGGTGCCGTCATCGACGGTGGCGCCGTAGGCGAGGGCCGCGCGCGACACGATGGAGGGGCCGCGGACCAGCACGATGCCGGTGGCATCGGCCAGCGTGGCGTCGACGGCATAGAGCAGGACGGCAGTGGCGACCTGCGATCCGTCGGCCCCGGTCGCGGGCGACAGGGTGTACTTGCCGCTGGCGGTGATCTTCCCCAGCACCGAGCCGACGGGATAGGGCATGCCCGCGAGGAGCGTCACCACTTCGCGGGTGTAGTTCGGGTTGACCTCGTATTTGAGGACGTCGCCCATGCTGGGCGGTTCCGTCAGGACGGGCATGGTTCAGTCTCCAGGATGTTGGGGGATGGGGGCGCCCAGCGCGGGCGGAATTGTCAGCGCGACGCGGCGGCCGATTTCTTCGCAGCCATGACGATGGGGCTTTCCTTCGCGCCCATGGCCGGGGCGGTGGCGATGATGCCCGCAGCATCGCTGCGGGCGGCGAGATCGGCCAGGACCTTGGCGCGCAGCGCCTCGGGCTTCACACCCTTGGCCACGGCATCGGCGGCATCGATCTGCACGCCGAGCCGGGCAGCCTGCGCGCAGACCTGCGCGACCTCGGCCGCCTCGGCCCGGATCGCTTCGGGCGACATAGCGGTCGCCGTGGCTTGCAGCGGCGCGCTTGCCGCGGGCGGGGCCGGTTCCGGCGGAGTGCTGGCGGCAGTCGCAGTCGCAGTCGCAAGTTGTGCATGGTCTTCGGGGGCTGTGGTCATCATCGGGCCCTTTCCTCTGGGGGTGGATGTGCCGCGAGGTGCGGCGGCGAAAGCGCGGAAGGCGGTGACCGGATCGGCCACTTCATCGGCAAGACCGGCGAAGACCGCCGCCTCGCCGCGGAACACGGCGGCCTCGGTGCCCAGCGCCCTAAGGGTGTCGAGGCGGCGGCCACGACCCTCGGCGACGGTTTCGGCGAAGAGCTGGCGCAATTCTTCGAGTTCACTCGCGATCCGGGCGCGGACGGCCTCGGGTAGCGGCTGATACGGGTTTGCATCGATCTTGCGGGCCCCGGCATGGATCAGCGTGACGGCGATGCCCTTCTGATCGAGCGCCCCGCTCATGTCGCTGTGCATGGCCACAACGCCGATGCTGCCGACGGCGCCGGTGCGGGGCAGGATGATCCGGTCGGCTTGGGAAGCGAGGGCGTAGGCGGCCGACAGCGCGTGATCGGCGACGAAGGCATGGACCGGCTTCTGCGCCCTTGCCACGCGAAGGCGATCAGCCAGATCGAAGGCTCCCGCGACCTCACCACCGAAGCTGTCGATATCCAGCGCAATGCCGCGGATCGCAGGATCGGCGAGCGCCGCCTGAAGCTGGGCGGCGATGCCCTCGTAGGAGGTCAGACCGGAGGATTGCCCGATCCAGGCGCCGCGATGCACCAGCGTGCCCGCGATCTCGATCACTGCAATCCCGTCCACCACAGCGAAGGGCTGGCCACCATTCCGCGCCTGGCGGTTGGTGAGATCATCGCCGAAGAGAGAGGCGCGCGCAGGGAGCTTGGCGGCATCCCGATCTTCGGCAGCGATATCTAGCCCCTCGATGCTGATGTCCCGCCCAACGATCCGCGGACCAAGCCCGGTCAGGAAGGCCAGCGCCTTGGCGGGATCGACCATCAAGGGCGTGTTGAAGACGCGCTGGGCGATCTGAGTGTGATGCATCATCCTTCCTCCGCGGGCCGGGGTTCCCGGTCCTCGCCGTCGTCTTCCTGATTGCTGCCGTCCTGCTGATCCTGCCGCTGGCCCTCGGCATCACCCGGCTGCGCGCCGCCACCCGCCGCCTGTGCGGGCGATCCCGGCCGCCGGAAGTCCAGACCCAGCTCCGCCTCGCGCTTGCGTTCGGCAGCTATCTCGCGGTCCACCTGCTCGGCGTCGTATCCGCGCTCCGCGATGGCCTGCGTGCGGGATTTCAGGCCAGCCTCGATCTGCAGGATTTCTGCCGCGGCATCCTTGGCCGGGTCGATCCAATCCCACTTGGTCGGAAGCCAGTCGCAGGCAAGGTATGCCCGCCGCTCACTTGCATAGCTCGGCAGGTCGATGGCGCTCGCCAGTACGGCCATGTCCATCCAGCGCGTCCAGACCGCGCGGCAGAGCTTATAGACCATCACGGAATGCTGGATGGCCGAGATGCGGCGGCGGAAGTCCACCAAGGCGATCCGGGTGTTGGAGTAGTTGCCCTTCGCCGTATCGCCGGTCAGATAGCCATAGGGCACGCCCAGCGCGGCGCCGATCTGCAACAGTGTCCGGTACTGGAAGGGTTCATAGGTGGACCCCGAGTCCGGGGTGGACGGCGTGGTGACATCTTCGCCCGGGTCCAGTCGCACCACCTGACCCGGTTCCACCTCCAGATCGTCCTCGGCCGGATCGAGGGCGGTTTCCGGGGCTGGCGACGTGATGAACATCGCGAACATCGCGGCGGTCTTCTTCCGCTCCAGCTCCGCGTCGTCGTAGAGGTCCAGCGTGAAGAGCTTCACCACGGCCGCCGCGAAGCGCGACACGCCGCGAAGCTGACCCGCCTCGACCGGGTCGAGGATGTGGATCACCTCGAAGGCTGGAACCCGCACCGTCTCGCCCGCCAGCCCCGGATCGGTCAGGTCGCCCGGATGGCGGCGCAGGAAGTGATAGGCCACGCGCCGTCCGATGCCATCGAACTCGATGCCTTGCCGGATCGACCCCGCCCCGGGCAGGACGCGGGTCATGTCCTGGGGCAGCATTTCCGAGGGCAGCATCTGCAGCTGCATCGGCACCGTCAGCCCGTCTTCCGGCCGCCGGGTGCGGATGCGCAGGAACACCTCGCCTGCCAGAAACACCTCCCGCGCAGCCCGGCGCTGCAGGCCGAAGAAGTCGGTCAGCCCCTCTGCATCGGCTTCGTCGGTCCAGGCGAGCCAGAGCTTCTGCAGCTCCTCTTTCTTTGCGGGATCGGCGATCTTGGACGAGGGCTTGATGCCGTCCCCGACGACGTGGTTCGCGAAGGCATCGACGGCGTTCGCCGCATATCCGTTGTTCCGGACCAGCCAGCGCGCCCGGGCGGTGATCGTCTCGCCTGAGGCGGCGATCAGCGTGTTCACATGCGCCCGGGTGGCGCGGAACCCGCGCATGCGGCGGTGGGATTGCGCGGCGTCGAAGCCACCGATGATGGACCCGAGCCGCGCGCGGAAGGCGTCGAAGACCATCGTCAAAGCCCCTTGGTCGCGACGGTGCCCCAGCGACGGCGGCGGGCAGATGTGCCACTGGCCGAGGCAATGCGACCTTCGAGATCGCGAATGGCCGCGGCCAGTTCCGCATCCGAACCATAATTCACGGTCTTGCCGTCGTAGCTGACGCTGCGCAGCCCGGCGAAGCGGGCTTCCTGCAGCGCGGTCAGCAGGGCCTGCATGCGTTCCAGGTCCATCAGTCCCTCATGAAGTTCGGGGTGTAAGCCCGCCGTTTCCGGCGTGGCGTGGTCAGGGTTCCGGCCTTGGGTTGGGCCGGGTCGGGTTGTGTGGCGGCCGCGGCGACAGCCACCGGCAGACGTGTTTCCACGCCCGCCTGCGCTTCCAGTCGTCGCCAGGTGGCCTCGTCCCAGCGGTCGGCGCCAAGGATCCACGCGGCGGCGCGGGCATAGACCCGGCAGTCCAGCGCCTCGTTCCGTTCGCGCATCTTCTGCCATTCCTGATGGGCATAGCCGCGCTTGTTGCGGATCGTGACCAGTTGTTCCGCCACCAGCTGCTTCAGCCATTCGGTATCGGCCCATCCGGGCAGGTGGATCGTGCCGGGAGCGTCGAGCATTCCGGTGGCGCGGTCCTCGTCCGAGGGCCGTTCGATCCGCAGGAAGCGGTAGGTCTCCGCCTTGAACGTTGCCGTGGCCACCGACCAGAGACGGGCGCCGCGGCGGAGGCGTTTGCCACCGATGGTGGCATCGACATAGGTCGGGCCAGACACAGGGGCGGCACGATTGAAGCCCTCGAGGCCCTTCAGCGGCGCCACCTGTTCAAAGCCGACCTTGCGCGACCAGGCATAGACGGCCGCAGCCTCGTAACCGGTGTCGATGCCGAGGCGCGCCACCGTCATGAAGGCGCCGTTGGAGTGCTGCCACGACCGACCGAGGAGGGCCGCCAGCTTGTCCCAAGCTGCCGGATCATCGGGCCCGCCCGGAATGACGATGTGATCGACGAGCCAGGACTCGAGGCCCCGGCCCCAGGCCCAGATATCGACCTCGATGCGGTCCCTCTGGACGTCCACCCCGGCGGTCAGGAACAGCCCCGCCATCGGCACCATGCCCGGCTTCCAGACCTCGCGCCGATCTGCCAGCCGCTGCCATTCCGGCGCATCGCCGCTTTCGACCCATGTCTCGCCCAGAAGCGTGTTGCGTGCGGCGCGCAGCGTCTCGTCCGACCCTTGGGCCGCCAACCATTCCCGCGCGACGTCGGACCAGCTTTTCCAGCCCAAGGGCGAATAGAGCGCCGAGAGGTGGAAGCCGATGGCCTTCGGATCCCTGGACACGGCTGTTGCCCGCCATTCGCCGCGGGCCAGCATCTCGGTCTTGTGGTGCTCGGCGATGGGGCGTTCGCAACCCTCGCAATGATAGGCGGCGGTTTCCGGCTTCCCCTTTGCCCAGCGCAGGCGGTCGAACTGCAGCCACTGCATCGCTCCGCAATGCGGGCAGGGCACGAAGTACCGACGCTGGTCGGAAGCCTCGAACTCTCGCTCGATCCGGCTCAGCCCCCGGATCGTCGGCGTCGAGACCATGAACACCTTGCGCCGGTGCGAGAAGGTCGTCGTCCGCGCCTCAGCCAGCGTGACCGGATCGCCTTCCTCGTCGGCCGAGGCTGGATAGGCGTCGACCTCGTCGAGGAAGACGTAGCGCGCGGGCATCGACCGCAGGCCGGTTGCCGAATTGGCCCCGGTCAGCACCAGGATGCCGCCGGGAAACTCCTTCGATAGCATCGAATTCCCGGCATCCCGCGACCGGGCCGGGTTGACCCGTTCGCGCAGCGCGGGGCTATCCGCGATCAGCGGATCAAGACGGCCGCGCGAGGTACGCTTCGCCAGTTCGAGGCTCGGCAGCACCGCCAGCATCGGCCCCGGGGCGTGATGGATCACGAAACCGATCCAGTTGTTGCCCGCCTCGGTCGCACCGACTTGCGCGGCCTTCATGAAGGTGATGCGCTGGGCGGGATGGCCTGGGGACAGCGCATCCATGATCTCGCGCAGGTAGGGCGCGCGGGCGGTGCGGTACCGCCCTGGCTCGGCCGCGCCCCGCGACGACAGCCAGCGATGCTGATCCGCCCATTCCGACACCGTCAGGTTCGGATCGGGCCGCAGGCCCTGCCGCCAGACCCGGAGCAGGTCCTCGGCGCCATCGAAGCCGAGGTCGAGGTCGGCCGTCAGATCGTTGTCGTCATCCGAGGGAAACCCGGAGGTCGGCGAGGGCGTCGAGCTGTTCGCGGACATGGGCTTCCAGCACCCTCTGCATGATCGCGGTCTCGATCGTCACCGATGCCCCGGATTGCCGTTCCACCTCCGCCATGATCTGCGCCGCCATCAGTGCGGCCACCCGTCCGGGCCAGGTCACCCAGACATCCCGTTCCTGCCGCGCCAGGCGAAACACCAGCGTTTCCGCCCGCGCGCGGTCGACCAGCGCCCCCTTTTTCTTCTGGACGGCCAGCTGGCGTTCCTGCGCCGCATAGACCGTCAGCGCCGTGCGCGCCTTTATGTAGGATGTCGTGTCGCCGGGGCCGCTGGCCAGCCCGTCCCCACCCAGGCTGCGGCGCTGCTGGTCGGGATCCGTCATCTCCGCCCGCCGAACGTCCGAGGCTGCGGCGTTGATCGAGCCATCGTCATGGACCACCAGCCGCCCGTTCTTGCGCGCCTTCTGCACCCCGCCGCGGGAGAGGCCGGAATGCGCCGCATACTCGCGTTCGCTCATGCCCTTCATGGCGTGGATAATCCGATCAAGCTGATGATATCGATTGGTATTCAGTTGATTAGGCGGCGCGACAGAGCGAGTCTGATCGCAAGGAAACGATGCAACTCAGTGTAGGACACCCTGCCATGACCACCCGCCGCACAGCCCAGAACGACAAGGCCCTCGACGCCTTCATCGCCGCCAAGGCAGAGATCGACGTGATCCTGGAGCGCCTGAAGGCCCTGAGCGACGACCATTTCGAGACCCACCCCGACGAGATCCATTGGGGCCATGTCGGGACGCTGAAGCACTACGCGGGCCTGCTGCGCCAGATCACCGACAGCGCCTTCAAGGAAGGCGAACACGCCGCCTGACGCGCCCACACGGCGCAACGGCCGTCCCGTGCGACGACGGGGGTGAGCCCGGACCGTGGCCCCAGTGGGGCCGCGTAAGTCGGGCGAACGTCCGTAGAAGGCGCGCACACCGCGCGCCACAGCGCCCGGAGGCCCCGATGACCACCCCGTCCGACACCCAGTCCCTGATCCTGTCCCGCGCTGCGACTCGGCCGGGCAACCTCGCCCTGCCGCTGCCCGAGGGGCTGGTCGGCGCCGCCGCCAAGATGGTGGTCGGCAAGATGATCGCCCGCGGCTGGCTCGAGGAAGTCGAGGCCAACCTGCGTCGCGGCGAGCCGATGTGGCGCGAAACCGGCGACGGCCACGGCACCACGCTGATCGCCACCGAGGCCGGGCTGGAGGCCATCGGGATCGAGCCGGTGGTGGCCAGCGCCATCGCCAGCGCGCGGAGGGTGAAGCCCAAGGCTAAACCGGAGCCGGTGCAGACGCCCTGCGACACCAACACCGCGAAACCCGTCGCCATCCGCGCTGGCACCAAGCAGGCCCAGATCATCGCCATGCTCCAGCGCCCCGAGGGGGCGTCCATCGCCGAGATCGTGGCGGCGACCTCTTGGCAAGCCCACACCGCGAGGGGAGCCATTTCCGGGGCGCTCAAGAAGAAGCTGGGTCTGCCCATCGCCGCGGAGAAGGTCGAGGGCAGGGGGACGGTGTACAAGCTGCCCTGATCAGGATTGCAGCATCAGACCCTTCTGGCACCCGAACCCGTGCCGACAGCGTTGCTGATGTCTTTCAGTTGCGCGGCCAGCCATTTCCCATTTGCCATCCTCTCTCGGACTCGTGCGCGATGGATGTCCGGGGAGGGTGGCTCCTTCCTTTGATGCCGCCTTGTGTTGCAGTACCAGCAGGCAGCGACGATGTTCGCGGCCACGTTGGCACCGCCGTCGGAGCGGGGGTGCAGATGCTCTGCCGTGCAGCGGAGGTACTTCCGCATGGCTGGTGCCCGGCAGATTTCCGGCACGGCATTATCCAGCTCCGGATCCCACATCGGCAGGTCGCAGTAATAGCACCGGCCGCCCTGCGCCAGCATCTTGGTTCGACGAATATTCGACAGCTTTCCCATCCAAGGGGTCTCCATTCAACTTCGTGAGAAGCGAATGCGCGGCGCCTTGGAGGGGCGCTCCCCGGCGGGAAGCTTATGCTCGCGCGAGACCCGATCGTTCGTGGTTCCGCAGTCCGTACAACGATGCCGTCAGGGTTTTCACTGCCGACCTGAGGGGGCTTATGCCGCCGTCAAAGCTCATTTCTGAGCCTTCGTTTGGGCGAACGGTAGAGAACTGCGGATTTCCCGTCAACGGAATCTCTCGAACAACCTGCGCAACACATAGCCTCGCACCAGCGAAATGGCTGTGAAGGCAAGCCCGATTGCCAGCTGATCGCCCAGCGCGATGTGGATGCCGAAGACTGGAAACACCACGATCTGCATTCCGACGGCGAGGGCATAGCCGACGATCACGTTGGTTGCGGCTTCGACCAGGGACATGCGGCGGGACTGTGTCATGCGCGCTTTCTCGACTGGCGCGCAGGCTTTGTCGCCGCCTCGGCTTCCGTGACCCGGCTGGCTGTCCGCCCCGTCGCCATCTCCCACCGCCGCACGGCAACGTCACAATAGACCGGGTCCAGTTCCACCGCGCAGCAGCGCCGCCCGGTGCGTTCAGCCGCGATCAGCTGGGTGCCTGAGCCGCAGAAGGGCTCGAACACCAATTCGCCGGGATCGGTGAAGGCCTCCAGCATGGCCTCGACCAGCGCGACGGGGAACACGGCCGGGTGCGATCCGGCCGCGCCCAACCCGCCCTTGTGGCGCATGATGCGGAACACAGAGTCCGGGATGCGGTGGCTCTGGATCGCGTTGCCGGAACCGGTCTTGCGGTGGACCGTGCCGTCGGCCCCGCGGAGGCCACCGCCGCCGAGGGTTTCGCCTGCGTGCTTGCTCTCGACCGTCTTGTTCGGTTTGCGGGGCTGGCGATTGAAGTGGAAGATGAACTCATGGGAAGGTGCCAGGCGGCCGTTCCAGTCGCCGGGCAGGCCCGGCCCTTGGTCCCAGACATACCAGCCGAAGCGCCGCCAGCCCTGCGCGCGCATCCAGTCGAGCCAGCTCTCCCAATACGGGATCCACTCGCCATCGCGGTGGACGAGGCCGAGATTGACCAGCAACTGGGCCTCGGCGGCGACGGGTGCTGCGGCGAACACGCCCTGCATCAGCGTGTCCCAGTCGCCGACCTTCTCCTTCGCCGCGCCATAGTCGCGCTGCTGGGCATAGGGCGGGGACGTGAACATCAGCGAGGCCAGCGCGCCGTCCATCAGCCGCGCAACTACCGCCGGGTCGGTCGCATCGCCGCAGATTAGCCGGTGATCGCCCAGCGCCCAGATGTCGCCGGGGCGGGTGATCGGCTCGGCCGGGGCCTCGGGGATGGTGTCGGCGGTGTCATCGTCGATGGGCGCGCGGTCGTCGGCATCGTGCAGCAGCGCGTCCAGCTCGTGCTCGGGGATCCCGATCAGCCCGAGGTCGAAATCTTCGGCCATCAGGCCGCGCAGTTCCTCGAGCAGCAGCGCCTCGTCCCACCCGCCCAGTTCGGTCAGCTTGTTGTCGGCGATCCGGTAGGCCCGACGCTGCGCCTCGGTCAGATGGCCCAGCACGATCACCGGCGCCTCTGTCAGCCCGAGCTGGGTTGCGGCCAGGATGCGGCCATGGCCCGCAATCAGCTCGCCATCCGCGGCGACGAGGCAGGGAACGGTCCAGCCGAATTCGGCCATGCTGGCGGCGATCTTCGTGACCTGGTCGGCGTCATGGGTCTTGGCATTCCGGGCGTAGGGCCGGAGACGGGCGAGCGGCCAGAGTTCGACCCGTCCGGGTGGCATGATCATGACGCAGGTCCAGAAAGCGGCGTGCAGACGATCAGCGTGGTTCGGCCTGGGAGATACCAGCTCGGGAAATCCTCGGGCCAGGTCACGCGAAGCCCGTAAAGCGCAGCCGTGGCCTCGGTGTCCTGACGCTTCGCGGCATCGAAAGTACCGTAGAGATGCGCGGCCACCGCGGCGGCCTTCCTGTCCTTGCGGTAGAAATACCCGTCGTCGACAAGCTCGCGCGGCCAAGGATCAGCGTGATTGCCGCGGCCATTGAACAATCCGCGCCGCGCCAGCACCGAGGGCGAGAAGGCGGACTTGGACTGGTGCCAGCCACGGCGTTCGCCGAACAGCACGGAGAGGCGCTGGCGCGTCGCCTGCAGATCCTGTTGCAGCGCATGGATCCGGGGATAGCGTTTCGCGTCGCGCAGCTTCTCCTGAAACTCGGTCACCGCGGTGGCAAGAGCGGCGACTTCGTCAGGGCTGGCTGCAGCCTCCCGGATGGCGATGGGTTGGTTCATGCTGCCAGCCTCCGGGCCTTTAGGGCCGCGAAAGTCTCACCGGTTACCACCAGCACCGCCTCCTGCCCTGTGAACGACTGCCAGCGGTCGATGGCCACATCGACATAGGCCGGGTTCAACTCGACCCCGAAACAGACCCGCCCCGTGGTCTCGGCCGCGATCAGCGTGGTGCCGGAACCCATGAAGGGCTCATAGACCGACTGGCCGGGGCTGGAGTTGTTCAGGATCGGCCGCCGCATGCACTCGACCGGCTTCTGCGTGCCGTGAACGGTGGCCGCGTCCTGATCCTTGTTGGCGATCTGCCAGAGCGTCGTCTGCTTGCGGTCTCCTGCCCAGTGACCCTTGCCCTTGGTGCGCACCGCGTACCAGCAGGGTTCGTGCTGCCAGTGGTAATCGCCCCGGCTGAGGACCAGTCGGTCCTTGGCCCAGATGATCTGAGACCGGATGGCGAAGCCCGCGGCCGCCAGGCTGTCGGCCACGGTCCCGGCATGCAGCGCACCGTGCCAGACATAGGCGACGTCACCGGGGAACAGCGCCCACGCTTCGCGCCAGTCGGCGCGGTCGTCGTTCAGCACCTTGCCGGTGCGTTTCGTCTTTGCGGCCCCGGCCTGGTTGCGCCAGGACGGATCGTACTCCACGCCATAGGGCGGATCGGTGACCATCAGCAGGGGCCGCACATCCCCTAGCAAGCGCCCAACGACATCGGCCAAGGTGCTGTCACCGCAGATCAGCCGGTGCGCGCCCAGCTGCCAGAGATCGCCCGGCACGGACACCGGCGCGACCGGCAACTCCGGAACATCGTCTTCGCCCTCGACCGGGCCATCCCCGCCCGGCGCCTTGGGATCCCGCAGCAGCGCGTCGAGGTCATCGTCGCTGATGCCCAGGAGCGTCAGGTCGAAATCCTCGGCCAAGAGCCCCGCGATCTCGTCGCGCAGCAGGGCCTCGTCCCATTCGCCCAGTTCCGTCAGCTTGTTGTCGGCGACGCGGTAGGCCCGGCGCTCGGCCTCGTCGAGGTGGCTGAGCCGGATCACCGGCACCTCGGTCAGCCCTAGCATGGTGGCCGCCAGCACCCGGCCATGACCCGCGATCAGCTCGCCGTCGTCGGCCACCATGCAGGGCACGGTCCAGCCGAACTTGGCCATGCTGGCGGCGATCTTCGCCACCTGGTCGTCACCATGCATCTTGGCATTGCGGGCATAAGGGCGCAGCCGGGCAATCGGCCAGCTCTCGATCTGGCTCGGCGCGAAGACCAGGTGCATGGGATGGGGCTCGGGATGTGGGGGGAGGGGGAATGAAAAGCGCCCGCGAGGGGGTTCCTCCGGGCGCAATTCTTCGATGATCAAGGGGTAGGTCAATGGGGGCAGGTCTGTCAATCCGAAAAGTGAAGCGGATTCAACAGCTTCTAACGAATTGGCTTTCTCTGGTGGCTTCTGGCCACCTGGCTTCCCCGAAGGTGGCTTCCCTGGCTTCCCGCCGGGAATCCACCCCTGCCAGATCGTGATTCCGCAAGCTGCTGATCTGACTCAAGAATTCCGGCATCAGCGCACAAGGTGGCTTCCGCCTGGCTTCCCCGGTGAAAACGCCTCACGCTAACGAACCGCCGCGCTGCGCCCCCCCGCATACGTTCGGGGCCGGGGAGGAACCAGAGGAGGGGGCTGCCGTAGGTAGGAAAGTCGCGATGCAATAACTGTTGAAGCGGGTCTTAAGGAAACTCAGAATTGAATTCTGGACAGCTTTCTTGGTTGGCGCGCCTCACATCAAAAACCATAGCTTCCTGTTGAATCAGACAAGCTTCCTGAAGTCGAAACCTGCTTCTTGCATTCGCTGCACCAGGTTCTTCATCGCATTCCGCTCGGGGATAGCGAGATTGAGCTTTCCGCGGGCCAGTTTCGTAAGGGCGGCATTGGATTTTGGGCTGAGCAGTCGGCGCGAGCGAGCGAAATCGACAATCTGGCCAACTGCCGCGGGAATCTTCGTGAGAAGGATGTCGAACTCGATGTCCTTATCCGTGCGCTTGATTTCACGGGCGTCCCGCAGACCCTTGCGTACGTCCTCCTGCGGTATGGAGACGCTCTCGTAAAATGGTATCGAAAGATTGAGTGTGCAAATTGCATCCCAGCATATCTTCTGCTTGCAGTACTCTGCAACGTTCTTGACGGTCGGTGGGGCATTTCGAAGTTCGATGGCGATACGAGGTGCAATATGCATTAGCAATTCATCAAGCTCTGTCGGCAGCCCCTGCTCGTTCCAAATTCTCATCAAATCCAGCCCACGGCTGAGCTCCTTCTCAAGATGATGAATGAGCCATGCAATCGAATATGTGACTGTTTGCGCCTTGTAGCCTCGATCATCCTTATACCAGTCAGATCGACCTATCTGTTTGTCCAAATGACGAAAGATGATTGCTTTCGCGATGAGAGATTTAAAGTAGGCATCATTGAAATTCTCTTGGTTGGCAGCCCATTCCGTGCCAATCCGTTCCGCGAAATCGAGGAAAAACTTTGTTTCTCCACGGCTGACGATGTGCGGCAGTTGATCAAAGGTGAGCACATATTTAGCCACTTCGGTCTTGCTAATTACTTGATCACGAGGGAACTCCACCTCGAACTTGCGCCGATCACTCAATTGCCCTGATGCTTGGCCGTATCGATATTGACCTCTTGCCCGTTCATAGAACCACTTGGTGCCAACGAATGATCCAGGCTTTGGAGGTGCGGGCAGCCGTCGCGAGAGCTTTTCCATCTCAACATGAAATGGATGGTTAGAGAAAAAGTCAGCTTCACTGACTTTATTTTGTGTGTTCGCAAACCGCGAGATGTCGGGAACAACCTCTTCGATCAGCTCGGGAGTTACCACCGAAAGCTTCATTTGAACGAAGACTTCTGAAAGGTCGGCCGTTTTGCTATTATCTTTTGCATAAAGAATCGACGCAGTCGTTTGCCCACCATTGACGATCTGAAGATTTCGAATTGAGGAGATGCCAAGCCCGCCACCCTTGAGCGGAACAGTGCAGATACCCGATGCGGTTGCAGTGATTCCATTGTTGTAGGCAAAGAACATACCTGGATAGTTCTGAATCGTTTCGATGATACCCCTATTCACCTTTGTCTTGGCCTGCAAAAATGAGCGGACATTTTGTTCTAGCAGCCTTGCTCCCCATAGCCCGTAAATCTTTGCTAGGAGTTCGCCCGGCAATACGACAAGGTACGCCTCATAGGTGCCACTGCTGCCATGCGCTGGAAGGCACGCCAAAGGACCATTGTTAAGTGTCTCAAAATTGATTTCGATTGGTTCGGGAGCGCCACGAGAACGCATGATTTCGCCATACCGGCGCAAGTCGAGAATGTTCCTAACTACGGGAATGCCAAGGATCTCACCGATTGCTTCCGGCTGAGAGCGAATTGCAAGGCGAGCGTTGGTTAACAATAATATGCGGATGCGTCTGACCTTCTGCAAGCTCTCGAAGATCGGATACGCTGCTTGAAATGCCGGGCTCTCCTCTTCAAGTGCCGAGATGAAGTCGTGTTGGGAGGCGATTTCGATGAACCGGCTGGCACGCATGAAATGGCTTTCAATTTCGCGCGCGTTGACCGTCTCGAGTTCTCGCGACTGTCGGAAGTCGCATACGGCGACATGCAACTCGTTTCGTTCCAAGTCCAGCGCCATGCCGTCGATTTGGAAGCCACCGCGACCCTCTCGAGTGACCGGTGTGTAGGAGAGATCGGCGCAATCACCATTGTCAGCGGCCAGCCGCGCGAAGATAGAAAAAAAGGCGGCGGGGGAAAGTTCACCAGAAGCCTCGACTTCAAGGTCAAGCTCGTCCCAGAAGGTGTCGAAATCAGTTGCGAGTTCGTCACTCATTGAGGAGTGCCTCGAGAGTTTGCGTCGCATCCACTTGAAACGGTAGGCAGGCATCTAGCCGGAGATGGTACCGCACTTTTTCAACGCCTGTTGGCAACATCGTGGGAATGATCCGCGGAAATGCTTGCTCGACACGGTACACGTCGCGTCGTGCGAGAATCCAGAAGGGCTCGTCGTAGGGTGCGAGAGGGACATACCCTGCTGCAAGGAGTCCGGAATCGAATGTGTCAGCTGAGGCAGGCGAAACCGCTGAGATCATGCCGCGAATGTCAGCCGCCAGCTTGTTGAGCGACAGCGCATGTTCTGTACTAGGTAGGGCTTGACCGAGCAGTTGGTGAACGAGAATGACAGCGCCTGAAGTGGTGTCCAACTGGTTCTCGGAGGAAATTTGCAGTTTGGCGTCAGCTGTTGAAAGCTGGGTCTTTACCTCAATGATGCTGCGACCCACGACGAAGTCTTGTTCGTCGCCGTAGGGGCCACGCCACATGCTGACCGCAGTCGCGGCATCGAGACGTGAAAGAAGGCAATCGCGCAAGAAGAAGAGTTCACCCGCAAGACCAATGACCCGTTCGAATGAAAGCCGGTCGCGTCGGTTTCGGAAGAGCTCGCGCCATCTGGCTAGCCGCGCGATGACGATCAAGACCCCATTTTGGCTGTCGCCTCGCCCGAGACTGCTTGTAGCATGGATCATGTCATTGCAGAGGGCGAGGAAGATGTCTCGGTCAGTGTCATCAACAAGTGTCAGCACCAATCGTCCGACCTTGGCATCACGGGAAAATGTCACGATCTCAAGCCCTGCTAGCTCAGGAAACTGGGGCCGCGATTTCGCAACCGCATAATCGAGAGCTAGCAGGCAGCGCCCAGAGTGATCCCGCCCCCACCAAAATTCCAGAGGATGCTCAGCGCTTGCACGACGCAAGTTATCGATGCCCACTTGCCCGCTAGCTGCGATGTTCGACCAAGGATCAGACATCGCCTGCCTCGACTGCTACTTCGTCGTCATCGGGCTCGGCCATCATGTCGAGTTGTCGGACATAGACCTTATTGACTTGGTATGATCTTGGTTTGGCACGTACAGCGGTGGCCGGCAGCGCAAAGCTCAGGGAGACCACCGGATCCTTGAGGATTGGAACTACTGCGCCGCTGCCGTCAGCGGAGGTCGCAACTCCGTTCGTTCGGAAGACGTGGATCACGAGCAGCGGCCGCTTGCGATGGCGACAGAATGCTCGATCGCCGCGCTCTCCATCCGGATCGTCCCTTTCTGCTAAGGCACTGCTGATCTCTTCGGGTCCCATTCCGAGAGCCACATCGCCTGGGTCGGCCACACGGTTCTTCATCCCATAAACCCGGAAGATCCTCGCCCCTTCCGACGCAACGTCGACGATCATTCCCCCTTCTCTGCGGCGCACGGGAATGTCCAACCCAAACACACGGACGGTCTCTGCGCCTGGAGTCCGCAGATGGGGTATGGCGACGTCCCAATATGAAAGATCAGCATTGAGACGGTCAGAGATATAGTCGCCAAGCAGCGACCTACGACCATTCACGGGTTTGAGATCACCATGAGCATCTGGAAATTGGAACCGATCGAGCAGACTGAGGACCGATGAGCCTTTGACGTCTGCCCAGAAAAGATGCCCTTCCCTCAAGTTAGCGCTCCCCAGCTCTGATAGGAAGTCGGTCACCGCGGTCTGGTTATCTTCATTCACGCTGCAGTCATCGAACAACGCATAGCCTTCAACATGGCGACCCGCATAGCTCTGCGCAATTATCATCTTCTGCGCAGTCCGCATTTTATTTGCTGCGGTAATGCGTATGGCGGTGGGGCTTTCACGGACACGTAGTCCAAAATCTTGTGGGGTGAGACCGTTGAGCTGCATCCTCTTCACCTCGGAGCGCAGCTCTTCGATCGCTTCGTTCACTTCCTCATAGTGTTCAAGGGAGATCTGAGGAAGATATACACGACAGAGGTCTTCGTATCCGGGGCGATAGCCGAACCAGCGCGCCATCTGCATGAGCGTGTCCGAAGCTGCAGTGTTCCGTAGAATGTAGGACACCGTGAGATCTTCCAACGTCAGGCCTCGTGAAAGGGCAAGGCCGCCGATGGCAATAACTCGAAGACCTGTGTTGCGGTGTCGTGCATAGTCCAGCGTACCGCCGCGCATATTGACCGTTAGAACAGATGTCCCATTCAAGGCATCGCCCAAGATGGGCAGCACCTCTTCGAAGGTGTGATTTCCGCTAGAAAACTCCTTCCCAAATGTTGCGGCGAGATCGCTGATGCAAGCATCACTAATCTCGTGAAATGGCAAGGCTCCGTTAGACAGAAGTGCGTTCCGAATGGCCTCGAGATAGGAATAGACAAGGCCGAGAACGCTTTCTTGAACATCGTTGAAGCGACTCACGTTAATCATCATTGAACAGTGCTTGTGCTCGTGCCCTCTTAGATAGCGCAAGCCACGCGCAAGGCACCAAACACGAATGGCCTCCTTCAATGAAGGAGGTAATGCGTTGACGGGTTGCGCTCGCTTGTGAGTGAGAGGCAGAATAGCATGAAAGTCGCTGATCACGCGCACGGTGCTCGCGCGAAGCACGCCATCGGGGGCGAAGACCTTACTTGCGCCTATATAGTTCGACGGTGGGTCAAGCGCCTTGATAAAGTTACGCGGAAACAGATCATCGCCTAGCATCGCAAATTCGCTGTCGGGATCGATGAAGATGTTTGCAAAGGGTGTCGCTGTATATCCGATATATGTTGATCGCTCGAAATTCTCCAGGATTTCACGGATAAATCCATTGATTTTAGTTGTCTGGTTGGAATCTTTGCTTGTGTTAATGGAGGCGTTGTCAGCCTCATCGTCGATGAGCAGCATGGGATAAGCCAGTCTTTTCCCATCTGACTGATCATTGAGCCAATCTCTCAAGAGCTCTAGCGTTCGACTGTTTTTCTTGGTGACAAAGATAATTGGCTCATTGTGTGCCTCAAGACTGAAGAACACCCCCGCTGCATCCTTTGTGAAATCGCGGTCACGAGATGTTCCGTAGGCCGGAGTGCGCTTTCTTGCTGCGTAGCTTTGGAGAGGGAGGCCCTCGACAACGGCTGCATTAAAGACCGACTTTCGCCCAATGAAGGTATCGTCGATTCGTTCCTGCGTCTGTGAACGAAGCGAATTGGTAATCCCCGCCAGCAGAATGATGACTTTGTAGCCAGCATCGGCTGCCTTGCAGATCAGTGCTGAGTAGTTTGTTGTCTTTCCGGACTGCACATGCCCCATAACCATACCTCGGCGCTTCCACTCCTCTTTAGTGCTAGGGTCGCCGCAGTAATCGAGCACTTCGTCAGTCACAATGTCGAGTGTGGCGACTACTTGAGGTGGCAATCGATTGCCCTCCATGTAGTAGCGGCGCAGTCGGTCCCAGTAATACCAATCTATCCCTCCGCGGCGTTTGTTCAGCCAAGGCTTATAATCGGCAAGGACTGTGGCACCTCTCTTTTGGGTTGTAGTGAAACTTTCCTCGAGCTCGCGAACGAGAAGGTCGCGTTCGTCGGGAGTTAATGAAAAGGGCGACGCGTTGACTTCTTCTGCGATTGCCTCCTTTGGAATGGCAGCTCCACCAGAGAGTTCCTGCTGAAATCTCGCGGCAATCTTCAGCCGCAGGTAGGCACGCTCAGCGTCGAGGTTTCTCACTTTATCCAACCCTTTTCTCGAATGTGGCCTTCCACGAGTTTCCAGTTTTGCGCAAAGGGTTCAGTTCTGCGCAATTCAGCTGTAAGCCTTTCCATTGCGCCGCCTGCGTCGAGAAGCATCGACGGTAGCGCGATTTCAAGCTGCTCGATGATTGTCCGTGGGTTTAAGGTGACCTGGTTAACCTTGACAGAATCGCCTCCAAGATCCTGACTAAGATTGTTAACAGGCATTGACTGTTCGATGATCTGCAGCGCTGAATTTGTGGTCGCTTTTGAATTTCTCTTCGGATCGAAGAGAGCCTCGATGACGGGATGAGTGCGGTTGATGAGGTAGCGAATTTGACCATCATGAACATGGCGGTTCCATACAGAAATATTACCACCAGTCGCTATCTTCGCTCCCTTGGAGCGAATGACTTTTGCCGATTTGTTGCGAAGCGATCCGATAATCTGCAGAAGGCGGTTCCGAAGAAAGGCAGGCAGCTGGGCGTCGGACTTGTCGACCGAGATCTTCCAGATTGAGTCGAGAGTGTTGGGGATATCTATTGCAATTCGAACGAGGTGCGAGAGCTCGCCGTGCTTTACGAGCCGAAACCAAGTCCCACTGATAATTAGCCGATTTTGCCTGTAGACGTAGAAACCTTGGTTGCGGAGCAACCCCTCAGCGCCGGAGAGACGATCAAAATCTGCGAGGACCAATTTTGAATAGTGTGGCAATATGTAAGGTTGGATGCGAACTCTATTCGATCGTCCATGGCGAATTTCCTCGCGGCCCAACGCCTGAGTGGCTAGATGTGTACTATAAAACGGATCGTAGGGGGCGATCGGTGTGCCGTTGATATAGATCGATAGCCGACACCCACGAACTTCACCGGCTAGAAAACGGTGAAAGGTGAGTGAGAGTTGGTTTCGGGTGTGCACGATCAGATGGTTGAATTGCTCCTGAGTGAGGGTGCCGCCTTCAAAAAGCCTGTCGCACTTATTCCAGATTATCTCTGTCCCGTCAGAAACCTTGAGTAAGGGATCAATGAGTGTTTCGATCTCTTTCTCGGAAAGGACGCCCATCTTCCAATTGTCGACGTCATCAAGGTCCCATACAGCAGCAGACAGTTCACCATTCTTGCGCGATACTACTGTCAGCTTCATGCATTGAGAGAAGGATGCTGATTTCATGCCCCAGCCGAAACGACCTAGGTCGTCTGGGGATCTCTCAACTGTTGGATTGGTCGAAGCGGGGCGCATCGCCACTTGAAGCTCATCTGGGCTCATTCCGCAGCCGTCATCAATGATGCGGACAACCGGGTCGACGTTGGAGAAGACGCAGTGCACTCGGACATTTTTTGCGCGTGCTTTGATCGAGTTGTCGATTAGGTCGGCGAGCGCGCCCGGCAGGTCATAGTTGCCGAAGCTTCGTGCAGTGGTCATCAACGATGCTGCGTCCGGAGGATTTGAGATGTACTTCAATGCGTTCTGCCTCGGCTAAAGACTAAGCCAGCTGTTTCTGATCATTGCTGATGCGGGTCTGCACTTCGGTTGCCAGACGCGAAATGCGCCAAAATGTTGTTGGAGATGATCAACGAACCCGTAGTGCTCGCCGCGGCCGTATGACGCGCCTCATCTGCCCGTCTTGAAACAACAATTTCCTGCATGCGAACCCTTGGCAGTACGATCACGATCTACTCTGGCGCGAACGGATTGTTGTTACAAGGTGCAGGAGGTGCCTCAGAGGTTGAGGGTGTCCGGTTTTGTCAGGGATGCATGGACTAGCGCTGCGATCTGCCTTGCCAGGAAAGGCGGGACCGCATTTCCAACCTGGACATACTGCTGTGTCCGGTTGCCGAGGAAGAGATAGTCGTCGGGGAAGGTCTGTAACCGGGCAGCCTCGCGCACCGTCAGGCTGCGGCACTGGAGCGGATCCGGGTGGATGAAATAGTGACCGTCCTTCGAGATGTGACTGGTCACCGTTGTCGAGGGCTCGTGCGCAAGCTGGACGCGAAAGCGGTCGTTGAAGACACCGCTGTGCCAGTTCCGGTGATCCGGGCTGAGGGCAAGCGGGAAATCGACCGCCTTGGGGCTGTAGCCACGCACCTTGCCAAAGACGGCGGCAAACAGGTAGCGGCCGAGGTCCGAGGACATGTGACCCCTGGTTTCGTGCTGGGCCAGTGCGTGGAAGCCTGGACGCTCCAGCCAGCGCATCAGGTCGTCATTCGATGTTCCATAGCCCGCAGGAAGCATGGAGGAGGAGCGGCGGGTTTCGGCGCCGTGCTTCAGGACTTCCCTGATCTCCCGGAATTCCGATGCGAGGGTACCGTCTTCGTCGCCCTTCGAAATTTTCGCGAGAAGCTTTGCGAATCCTGCGACCTCCCTCTGCCATGCTGCTGCGGTATCGGTCGCGCGGCTGATGCCGCTGCGCAGGGAGGGCATGTTGCCGATGGTTTCTGCCACCGTTCGGGTGGCGCCCGATACCGCAACGCTTGCGCCGTCCGCCCGGGCCGCCAGGTCTGACCTGATGCCGACTATGATGACGCGGTGGCGGCGCTGCGGGACACCGAACTCCTCGGCACGCACGATGAAATCGGATGGCTTTGCGGCTTCCTGCAGAATGGCCCTTCCGTCCGCGAGACGGATCGCCCGCAGCTCGTAATGATGACCGTGACCCGTGCCAAGCGAGGCCAGGTCTTCCATCAGCATCTCGAACACAAGGCGGCTTTCGACGGTCGAGGACAGCATGCCCTTGACGTTTTCCATGACGAAGGCGGCCGGTCGCAGCCGATCCAGCACACGGATGTATTCGCGGAACAGGTAATGCCGGTGGTCTTCCTCGGGAACATAGTCCGCCATGCCACGCGAACGGGCCCGTCCGACTAGCGAATAGGCCTGGCAGGGCGGGCCCCCGATCAGGATCGTGTCGTCGAAGCGCTGTCGCAGCCGACCTATAGCCTCGTCGATGGCTGCTGCGGTTGCTTCACTGCCCAGCTCGAGACAGCGAGCTTCGGCTGTCGCCTCTGCCCATGCGGCGGCATCCACCCCGGACCAGTCCGGTTCGTCCGTCAGACCGGCATGGAACTTCACGAAGGCTTCCGGCAGGGCGCCGTGTCGCGAGACATGGTCACGCAGAAAGGCGCGGAGCCGAAGTGTCCGATGTGCCGATGCCTCCTTCTCCACGGAAATGCCGATATGGAACGGGTGCTGGCCGCCAGCCTCCAGCGAGGCGAACCCCTCTCCAAGGCCTCCCGGACCTGCGAACAGATCGACAATGCCGAAAGTGGCTGGCAAATCAGAGACCTCTCGAATTCGGATCACTGGCTGTATACTAGGTCCATCGGCCGAGGCCAGGAGGCAAATGACCGACATCGTCGACAGCCAGACCCGTTCCCGGATGATGGCTGGCATCCGCGGAAAGGATACGAAGCCGGAACTGGTGCTCCGGCGGTCCCTGCACGCGCTGGGCTTCCGCTACCGCCTCCATGCGAAAGGCATACCCGGCAAGCCGGATCTTGTGCTGCCGAAATACAAGGCCGTTATTTTCGTGCACGGGTGCTTCTGGCACCGGCACCCGGGCTGCCGTTACGCAAGCACTCCAGCAACACGCCCGGAGTTCTGGGCGTCGAAGTTCAGCGCGAATGTGATGCGGGACGGGGCAGTTCGATCGGCTTTGTTGCTGGCCGGTTGGAGGGTTGCGACAATCTGGGAATGCGCCTTGCGAGCCGAGGCTGGTGTTGCAGCCGTCCGGGACGTCGTTTCGGGATGGCTTCAAGGTGATGGTCGAGAGCTTGAAGTCGGAGAGGCGGATATTGGGGCGCCCAAACACCGGAGAAGCGGCCCGGTAGGGTCTGAACGGACATGAAAGGGCCGAGCGTGGGTCGGACAGTCCGGAGCTGCAATATGACGGTCCGTCTGACATGTCACCGGCTCCCCTCCCACGGCCGCGCCTTCGGCATCGCCCCTGTCACCTCAACCTCTCGCAACATCCCGCCCGCAATCAGCCCGTCCCGAACCCAGCTCAGCGCCTGGCACCAGTCGTCATAGCCGCGCCGGGCGGCTTCGATCTGCTGTGGGTGGGGCGTGAACGTGACCGGGCAGGCGAGGATGTCGATGGTCTTCCAAGTGGCGCGCGCGCCAGCACCACGCACCCGAATGCGCTCGGTGCCAACGACGATGGTGCCCACATGCGCCCCATGCTGGTTCTGCTTGACGATGATCGGCACGCAGCGTGGAACTGCGCCGGGCATCCAGTCCGGGGTCAGCCCGGCGCGGGCCAGTTCGGCGACCCGGATCGCCATGCGCTTGCCGCCGAGGCTGTCGGGGATCCCGGCGACGGTGGCGGCGATGACCTCAGCGTCCTCGTGAGTGTAACCGCCGATCTTGTGCTGGCCGCCGTCGATCTTGCAGCCAAGTACGGCCCGTTGCAGCAGGACGTACTCGAGGCCGAAGCCGAAGCCTTCCTCAGTGACGTCTGGGGGCATCGGCAGTTCCAGTTGCGCCTTTTCGCTCCGGAACGCCCATTCCAGAGCTGCCTGCACGCCCAGCGCACGCTTCGCGGATCGTGCGCCCGCCCGGCTGATCGGTCGATGCAGGGTCATCGCACCCCGCGCTCGCGCAGACGTTCGGCCGTGACCAGCCCCCGAGCCAGCATGGCGTCGCGCATAGTGTTGCTGATCGCGCTGACCGGCAGGTAGCGGTCAGAGTTGACCAGATCGGCGTAGAAGGCGGGGAGGTCGGTGATCGGCTTCGCAGCCGGGGCGGAGGGCGTCTTGGGCTTGCGCCGTTTCAGCCCGGCATCCTCCACCTTGCGCTGGGCGGCGCGCTGCATCGCCCGGTCCAGTGCCTTCGGCCCATCGGGCGGTTCGGGGTGCTCCTGGCGGCTCGCTTCGGCCGCGGCGATGATCTCCGCCTCGCTCAGCCCCAACTCGTCGCGCCAGCGTTGAACGTGCAGCCGGGGTGGCCAGCCTTGCCACCAGCCGGGCAGGGCGGCGGGATCGAGGCCCAGCGCTGCCAGCAGATCTCCGAAAACCTGGTCGGAAATCGCCTCGCGCGCCTGCGCGCCCTCCTCCTCCTTTACTGGTTTACTTAGAGGTTCCCTTACAGGGTTAGTGTCCGGATTTCGGACACGGCTTTCGGGATTTTCCGGACACGGCTCGGCCGGAAAATCGGACACGGCTTCACCGCCAAACCCGTGTCCGAAAGCCGGACACGGCAGGGCATCGGCCATGCCGCCGACGTCGCAACCATAGGCACCGTCGAGGCTTTCCGCACCGTCGTCGTCCCCGTGTCCGATTTCCGGACACGGCACCACAGCCACGGGTGTGAACCCCGGCTCAAACCCCAGGATGTAGCGGGTGGGCAGCTGGCGCTTGGTCACGGGATCGAGCCGCGGCACCCGCCGCAGCAGGCCTACGGCCTCGAGCTGGCCGAGGTGGTCGTTCAGCGTCGACCGGCTGATCTCGCAGTCATGCGCCAGGCGGTCCTGCGAGGGGAAACAGCCGTAGTCCGGGTTGAAGCGGTCGCAAAGATGCCAGAGCACGATCTTCGTCGTGGGCTTCAACCCGCGCTGCTTGATGGCCCAGTTGGTGGCTTCGTGGCTCATTGCGCGGGCCTCCGCGGGGCAGGGGCGATCCGCGTGGTGAAGCCGTGATCGGCCAGCGCGCCCAGCGCGTCATCGAGACTGCGGACCAGCGCCCAGCCGAACCCCTGAGCCAGAACGGCGTCGCGGAATGCCTCCTGTTCCGGCCGCAGCCGCCCCTTAGGCGCCTTCAGCTCGAGGAACAGCACGCGGCCTTCGCAGATCACCATCAGATCCGCGAAACCGGCATGCACGCCCATGCCGACAAGAATCGCCTGGCGCTTCGCCCCGCGGGGCCCGGCTTCGGTCACCTCGTTGGCGCAGTGGTGGATGATGGCGTTGCGAGGCAGGGCGATGCGCAACGCCTGCACGACGGCGCGCTGCAGATCGGCCTCGGGTGTGCCACGGCGCATCATCGCGCGGCCCTCCCCTGGTCTTCGCGCTGGGCGCGCCGTACCGGCCGTCGTGCATCGACGACCACCAGCAGGCGCTGGGCATCAGCACGCTCGCCCGGGGTCTCGCCATGCTGGACGAGCACGTTGCAGGCGAGCCGGATCAGGAGATCGCTGTGATGCGCGACATCGGCGATGACGGCGCGGGCCTCGGCCACGCGGTCGGCGGGCCAGGCGGAACTGCGGGGCTGGATGGTCATGACCGGCGTCCTCCGGCACGACGGCGGCGCGGGGCGGCCTGTTCCTGCTCTTCCAGCCAGTCCTCGACGGCGGCACGGCGGTAATACACCTTCCGCCCGGCGCGCACGCAGGGCGGACCCGTCCGCATGGCCTCCCAGCGGCGCAGGGTGTCGACCGAAAGGCCGAGTTCCAGCGCAAGGTCGAGGCGGCTGATCCAGCCGACCAGCAGCGAGCGGGGTTTGTCCTTTGGGTCTGGCATCGATCCGAGATGCGGCATCGGGGTCTCCTGGTCCTGGCCCCGAAGATCGGGGACGTCTTGCAGGGACCAGTGAGCGCAGAGCCCGAGGGGTGGCGGCGAGGCGGAGGGTGGCAGAAAGGATGACGCCTTTGTGCCACCCCTGGTTTTGTTGGGGTTTCCGATGGTGGTCGGGTGGCGGGGGACGATAACGGCCGGTCTTGCCAAATGGGCGAAACGGACGCCAAGGCCGCAAACACCGGCGAACAGTCGCATTGACCGTGTTTGACCGGCATTGACGTGCAAAGAGGGGGTGGCACCCGACACAGTACCCCTGCCACCCATTGAATTCCTTGAGGATTTGTCGCTCTGCTGGTCATTGAATGCCGGATTTGCAGCGCGACGACCGTGCTTGCTCTTTCACACGTCAAATTGCGCCTATCGTCGCCAGTCGCGCATCGATACGCCCAGCGCCGAAATCCCATGAAAACAAGGGGTGGCACGGTTCTGGCGACCTTCCTGCCACCCTCCGCCTCCCCGCCACCATCCTCGTCATGCTTGCCTTGATAACCAGGCGAAACCACGCCTCATGTCGGATGCAAGAAGGACCGAAGCCATGCCCGAACGCATCAAGCTGACCGAGAAAGTGCTGCGCGACGCCGAGCCGGTGCCGGGGCGGGACTACCAGATCTTCGACACCGACGTTCGAGGCTTTGCCGCCTGCATCTACCGCGGCGGCGGACGGGCCTTCACGCTGGACTACCGCCATGCGGGGCGCCAGCGCCGGATGACCTTTGGACGCTGGCCGGAATGGTCCGTGTCGGCGGCAAGGGAGCGGGCCAAGGAACTGCGACGCGAGATCGACGCCGGGGTCGATCCCCTGGGCCAGCGCGAGGCAAAGCGCGAAGCCCCCCGCGTGACCGACCTGATCGAACGTTACTGCGCCGACCATCTTCCTAAACTGTCAGCACGCAGCGCGGCAGACCAGCGGTCGGCGCTGGGCAAGATGGTGGAGCCCGTCTGGGGCCGAAAGCTGGTGACGGAGATCACGCCGACCGACGTCGACAAGCTCCTGACGAAGATCGCCGAGGGCAGGGCGCGGCCCCACAAGGAAAAGCCCAACAACCGGGCGCGCAAGCTGCAGGGCGCGAAGCCCACGCCGGTGCGTGCCAACCGGATCGGCGAGGTGCTGCGCAAGATGTTCACGCTGGCGGTCCAGTGGGGCTGTTGCGAAGACAATCCTGCCCAGCGCTTTCACCGCCGCACCGAGACCCCGCGCGAACGGTTTCTGTCCAAGGAGGAAATCGCCAAGCTGGCTGCGGCGCTGGACGCCGCCGAGGACCGGCGCGCGGCCGACATCATCCGGATGTGCATGCTGACCGGCGCCCGGCTGGGCGAGGTGCGACAGGCGCGGTTCGAACAGTTCAACCTCGAACACATGAGCTGGTCGAAGCCGCCCACGATGACGAAACAGCGCCGCGCCCATCGAGTCCCGATCTCGGACGAGACCGCTGCCATTGTGCGCCAGCGCCAGCTGCTGGTGCCGAAGGGATCGCCGTGGCTCTTTCCCGGCGACACGCCCGGCCAGCCGGTTCAGGAGGTGCGCCGCTTCTGGGCGCAGGTCCAGAAGCAGTGCGGGCTGCAGGACGTCCGGATCCATGACCTGCGCCACACCTTCGCCTCGCTTCTGGTCAGCGGCGGCGCATCATTGGAAATGATCGGCAAGCTTCTGGGGCACAGCCAGATGCAAACGACCCTGCGCTATGCCCACCTGATGGACTCACCCCTGCGCGCCGGGGTGGACGCGGTCGCCAGCGCCTTCCGGCCGAAGCCACGGCTGGTCCATGACGCTGACGATCAGGGCGGCCGAAAGACCGCCTGACCCGGGCCCGCACGGACCCTGATCATCACGCTTCCTCCCGTCGCAGCGCCCTCCATATCGGCGTGATCCGGCGCCGGATCGAACGGCTGTCTGGCATCTTCTTGCCGTCCGACCGATCCGCGAACCAGTCCTGCATCTCGGCAACCAGCTCGGCTTGAGTGGCGGGCAGCCCGTGGTCATGGATCCGCACGATCAGGGCAATGTTCATGCCCTCCCAATCGTAGGGAGTGGCAGCACCTGGCCCGCTCGGCACACGCCGCACCATATCGTTCTCTTCCTCGAAGCCATGCACCTCATCGGCCATGATCATCATGTCCGCGACCGCCACCGTGACCCCGCCGACAGGATCGGTGATGATCTGCCATTGGCTTTTGTCGCCCGTCATGATTCGGCGCACTACGCCCTCGGTCGGGCCGGTCCCGCAGCGCCGGAACAACGGCATCAAGTCCATCGGCGAGAGAACCACCCGACCGGCGACGATCTCCTCGCCGCAACGCACCAGGCCGATGCCGGTCATGATGTGGAATTTGCCCGCCGCGGCCCAGCCTGCGACGTCGGCGATGTTGCAGCCCCAACGGGCGGTGACTTCCTGAAGGGTGTAGTAAACGCGGGGCGGCAAAGCCATGACAGATCATCCTCACATGAACCGAGGACGGGCCGAACTCATACCGCCTGCAGCCCGTGCCGGGGGCGGCACGGGTTAAGTGATCGGGCGCAACGACTCGAGAGGCGCCGAGGCGCCTTCGGTCAGAGCGACTGGTGTTCCGATAGACCTGTTATGCTTTTGGTTGAGGGCTGCTCTCCTCAAGGATGCACCCTGACGCTGGCTTCGATTCGGAGCAAGGGGGTGGTCCGAATGAAGCTGTGGACAAACGAGGTGAAGCAGGTGGGCGGCCGCGCGGCCCACCTTGGCATGGCCGATCTCAGTGCTCCTGCCGCGGATTCCAGCCGTCGCCCCATCGACAAATCCGCCTTGCTGCTGTCGTTTGCAGTCGGCTTGCTGACAGGTGCTCACGACTCGGCTCCTGCGTCAGCCATTCCATGGGCGCAAGAACCTTGGTCCCACCGAGATGGGCTTCGACGGTTTCTGCGCCGAGGAGGAAGCGCTTTTGCCGTTCCGGCATGTTCAGGCTCACTATGGTAGTTCTGGCCTCCTCTGACGCATGCCCGTTGCGTGCAGCAGGTGGCGGCGCCTTGGCCATGCCGATCCCCTGCAAGGCATAGGTCCGCTCCAGCCATGGTACGAGGGTCGGATTTTCACGCATCATCGCAGACCGCTGCAGTTCCAGCAGCTGCTCCCAAGAAACTACAGGGGCGTCTCTTGAAAGCGCGGTAGCCTCGTTCACCATGGTCGATCCGACAAGGAAACAACCAACCTTGCGCTCGATGGCGCGCATGGAGCCGAGACGTGTGTAGGCGCGAAGCTTGTTCGCATCCTTTTCGGTCGGACGAACCTTGGGGCGCTTCACTTCGAATGCTAAAAGCCCGGGCCCCAGATCATCTTCAAAGTGCAGAACGATGTCCGGGATGAGAAATCGACCCTCAACGCCCGGGAAAGAGCCGACTGCGATAGCTTCCTCACAGGCGTATGCCCACCTGACCCGGCGGAGGTTCCTTACCTTGTGGCCGCACGCTTCAATGAACGGGGCGAAGCTCTCGGGAGATTCGAGAACTGCCCAGTTCTGGAACAGGACTGGCGTCATGTTGTCTTCCGTTCCCCACCAGTAGAACCCGCGGCCGCGTTTGGTCGTGTTCATCGTGTGGTCGGCCCAGATGCGGCGCAGCGCGTAGTATTCTTGGCTGGCGCGCTCGGGCAGAGCGGGAAGTAATTGCCACCAGTAGGTCGCTTCGGGGATCAACTTGGCATTATTCGGTGTCATTTCTCGTCCCTTTGTCCTGTGTTTCCCCGAGCGACTGAGGATGCTGAGCGGATTTCCAGGAAGCCATCAGCCGTTCCTGCGCCGCGATTGCTTCAATACGGCGTTGTTCCACGAGATGGACGGCTTGCCGCCGAAGTGCTTCGGCCTGGTTGAGCAAGGCCTTGTGGATTCGACCCTTGTGAAGGGCGGCTTCCACATAGAATGCGTTTGTGCGAACTGGACTCAGGAGTGGTAAAGCTTTCCCGTCCGCATCGTGGAATGCATCTTCCCAGAGGTTGCCGGTCGGCGGGAGCACGAGCCCGGGACGCTCAGTCCACGGTTCCCCGTCAAACGGGGACCACGGGCAGTTCGCCCCTTCGCCGTCAAGTGCGTGATCGCCAATGAGCCAATGGTGCAAGTGATCGACCGACATGCGGTGATAGACCACATAGTCACCCCCGGAATTGAGAACTCCCGGGTATTCGACGGGATCGCATTCCCAAGAGTAATCGTCGCCGGGACCGGCTATTTGATGATCCAGTCGATCCTGATCAGGATCGAACTCCAGCTTGATCCGTCGCCAACCGCCGTCATGCAGAACTTCCTGCTGGATTGCCAATGTATCCAACCAGTGGAGTGTGCCGAACACCATTGACACTTTTGGCGACGATGACGGGATGCGAAGCCCCACAAGGCCCCGCGACATCAGGACTGGACCAACGTCGCGGTCGTTCAGCGGAGCGATGGCCAGGTGGATGTCCCGATATTGGATTACCCGCGCCTCACGACGCATGAAGATGCCGTCCCCACGAGCGTCGCCAGGTTCCGCCGCTATGCAGGTTTTGCCTTCTTCGATTTCGACGGCGAGGTCGCCCCAGGCGAGAGGAATGCGCAACAGCGGAACCGATGGAAAAGGAAAGGTCTCGTCGATATTGATGTCGAACAGTGGGGATCGATCGACTGGACTAAAGTCGCCAGCGAAATTGCTGATCGTGCCAAGCTGCAGGCGCTGCTCGAGGTATCGCCACGTTAGCGGCATAGAATAGAGACGGCGGAATACATCCATCATGCCGGTTTGTGCTGCGACCCCCTGACAGACTGCGGTGAGCATATGGTGCAGTCGGCTGATCGCATCCCAGTTGTCTTCAGCGCTATCGGGAAGCGGTTCGTCTTTCCACATCCGGGCGGCCTTCAGAAATGAGATGAGTGCGTTCTCAATATCTTCGCCTGCGAACTCGGCGAGCGCCTGAATGGCGGACAGATAGTGGATCAGCGACTTCTGAGGGATTGATCGGTATTTCGGATTTGACCTTACGGTGGTGTCGACCTGTTCAACTCCCTTTGACAACTTCCACTTTGCGACATCAAACGTGTCGGTCCTGTAACCGTACTCATCGAGGATTTCGATCACGCGGCCTTCAAACGCACTTCGCCCACCTTTCACTTCCCGAATGATTGCATTGTATCGCTTGCCGAGTTCGAGCGCTGCGTCGAACCGCTGGCGATCCCGGAGCGTGTAGCCTTGCCGTGCATCTCCGAGCACCGCGCGCAAGCGTTGCCGGTCGTGATGATGCACCTGCTCGAAAATGTCTCGCTTGGCTTCACTCATTTCATGCCCTTCTCGATCGAGAGATGGCCGCCCTGGACCTTACGGGATAGGCCGTGACGACACATTGGCTGTCATCGCTGACGATGACCGCGTAGCGTGAAAGCCGCTGGTCAAGTCGTTCGCGGACGGCGTGGGACCGGCTCACTCTGATCAGGCGGCAATTGTTGCCAACGTGAAATTCAATGTCGGCATGGAACAGAAGGTCACGAAGCAAGTCGTGCCTGATGCCGCGTTGCTGGCATCGCACTGAGGCATGGTGGCTGAGCATGTTGGTTCTCCCGACGTTTCCTCAGCCATAACGCCAGATGGCCGTTCGGAGGAGTCTTGGCAGCATCAAAGGCAAACTTTCCAAGAGTAAAATGGAGATTTTGTCAGACTCACTGCCAGCATCCTGCGCTCTGATGATCTTCCATTGGTGCTCGGGTTGATGTGCTACGCTGCTCGCAGGCAAACTGATCTTTGCTCTGTCCCGCCCACTGTCTGGCCTAACGGTCGCAGATCCTGCTAAGCAAAGGTGATCCGCGGCTGTGAGGATTTATGGCTGAACGCAACGACATTTCCGGCCTTCTGGCCTTCATCGGCCGGGAAGGGGACTGGCGGGAACGGCTGCAAGATGTGGTCGCCGAACACCTGATGCCCGCGCTCGAAGAATTCGAGATCGATCAGGGCGGCTTGGCCGACCTGCTGGGCGAACAATGGTCAGGCGTCCTGTGGGGGTGTGGGTTCGAGGATTTCCTTGGACAGCGCTATGAAGACGGCAACATCGTCGATCTCTATCTGAAAAGGCGCGGCTGGAAGGAAACGGCGCTGAACCGGGCCTATTTCGCCGCGCTGCGGGATGCGCCGGTCAGTCTATACGAAGTCAGCGATGTCCAGCCCGGCACGTCGATGGTGCTGCGCGACCTGCTGTCGGATGCCGCGCCGGTCATGGTGAGAGAGAAATCCGCCACGCGCACGCTGAAACAATGGGACCGGATTGCCGTGCGGGTGGTGTCCGAGCGTGATCATCATGTGATCTCCGGGGCGCTGTTGCCCTTCCGGGCCGAGGCGGTGGATTTCCTGTTTGCCGGGCTGCGCGATGCCCTGAAGCTGAAGAAGCGAGATGCGCTGCGGCTCTCGCACGATCAGCTGATGGGCTGCGCGCCCATCTTCACCTCCGCCTGGCTGTTCATCGAGATTGACCGCGCCCTCAGCCCGGCACAGCCGCAGTTCACCAATTCGGACGGCGACGATGTGTTGTTCCACGATTTGCGGTACCCGCTTGCCAGCGGCGTAACGCAGAAAGCAGTGGCGGAGCGGCTGGACCGGGTGAACGGCTTCCTGCCGGAAGGACCGAAGTTCTGGAACTGGCTGGCCACGCGGAAGGGGCGCGGTGGCAAGGCGGGCGGCGGCATCATGCTGGATACGCAGATGGAGGGCGCCACCGTTCTGGGTTCGCTGGAATTGGCGGGCAAGACGCTGGTCGTTACCGTCAACTCTGCCGAGCGCGCGGCCAAGGTCCAGACGTTGATTGGCGCGGCTGCCGGGGATCTGCTGAGGGCGCCGTTAACCACGATCCGGACGGTTGAGCAGATGCGGGCGGACCAACGGCGTGACGAGCCACGCGAGGCGGCGGATGAAATCCCGCCCGAGATCGCGCGCCAGCTCATGCGGGATCACCTGGACAAGCACTACCGCGAAACGCTAGACGCGCCGATTCCGGCGCTGGGCGGCAAGTCACCGCGCCAGGCTGTGCGCACGTCCGCTGGGCGCGAGAAGGTGATCGACTGGCTGAAGATGCTGGAGAACCGGAGCGCCGGGCACGGCGAGGGTCCGATTGCCGAGTACGATTTCGGCTGGATGTGGGTCGAGCTTGGCCTGCAGGAACATCGGCGATGATCGCCAATGCAGTGGTGCGCGATTATGATCAAGTGGGATGGGCGCGTGGGCTACATCAACACCACATCAACCTGCGACTGCGGGCTTCGTGCCGGTTTTGCCTCTTAATCCGTGTTGACGCGGATGTTTGCGAGGGTCAAAATCACGCTAAAACAAAGGCTTGCCCCGTAAGTGACTGGTTCCGCTGATTATTCGGTTTTGGCCGTCCATGGGCTCATAACCTGAAGGCCGCAGGTTCAAATCCTGCCCCCGCAACCAAATCTCTCAAATATGTCAGATACTTAGAACCCGACGTAAATCGTCGGGTTTTAGGCATTTCGGTTTACATCAACGCCACA